ATGCCCATCCTGTTCGCCCTGCTGCTGTCCGTCTTCGCCATCGACGGCGACACTGTCATCATCGACGGCAGGCATGTCCGAATCGCCAACATCGACGCGCCGGAGATCGGGGATTACAAATGCGAGGCCGAGCTGCGGCTCGGGCTGGTGGCGAAGCGGCGGATGGCTGAGTTGCTGGCGAGCGGCACGGTCGCGATGCATGCGGGTGACCCGGCCAGTGGGCGACTGATCGACCGCTACGGCCGCACGCTGGCGACGGTCGAGGTCGACGGTCGCGATGTCGGCGAGATCATGATCGCCGAAGGGCTGGCGCGGCGGTGGAACGGCAAGCGCCGGCCATGGTGCAACTAGGGCCTCAGTTTTTCGGCGGGAACTTCTGCACCCTCGCTTTCTCGCCATCCGCCTCGATAGACGCCCTGAGTGCTTCTGCCGCTGCCGCGTCCTGCGTGGTCAGCAGCCTGCGCCAGTCGGGCTTTTCATAGATGCTGACGACATAGACGGTGCCAACGGGGTCGCTCATTGGCCCTTGGCCTTGGCATAGTGACTGCGACCCATGCCTGAGACCTTGTCAGGATCAGGCGAGTAGATCAGCCCGACTTCCTTGCCGCCGCATTTGGTGCAGCGCAGTTTCGGGATCAGATCATCGGCCATTGCCGGCGCATCAGGGCCAAGTCTGGCTTTCAGCTTTTCCAGGTCGAGGTCCTGGCTGTGATTGCATGAAGACCGGTGGCAATAGGCCCGGACCTTCATCTTCTCGTCGATCAGCCTTTGCGGTGTCCATGCCATTCGAGGCGATATAGCGCAGGCCTTGAAATGCGAAAAGCCCGCCGCACCTTTTGGCGCGGCGGGCTTGAGGATTGCGGCGGCGTCAGCGCGGCGGCTGTTCGGTGCGCCTGTTTTCCATCACCGCCTGCAGTGTGGCGGTCAGTGCCGACACGGCATTCGAAAGCCCGACCAGCGAATCCTGCACGCGATCGAGCCTGTTCAGCGTGCCGTTCTGGAAGCGCTCGTTGGCGGCCATGTCCTGGACCTGCTTGGTCTCGACGGCGATCAGCCGGTCGTTGACCCTGCCGGCGACATCGTTGGCCCTGGCGGCGACGACATTCGCCTGCTCCGCCGTCTTCGTCACGGCATCGATACGGCCATCCAGCCATTGCGAGCCGAGAAAGGCGATGAGACCGATCGTCGGCAGCGCCAGCGCCATGGATATCCTCGCCACGACGAGGAGCAGAACGTTGTCGGCAATCTTTTCTGTCGCGTTCATATCATCCATTCGCCCCAGCCTTTTTCCATGCACTGCTTCAGATTGAAAGGATGGCGATCGCCGCCAGGCAGGCAGCCATGCCGATCAGCATCACCGTCAGCCACGGTCTCATGGCTTGTCCCAGGCGATGATCTTGTCCATCCGCGCAGAGCAGACGGCGAGCGCTGCTTCGTTGGCATCGCCACGCTCGACGAAATCACCGGTCGTTTCGGGGCCGCCCGGCTTGTGCCAGCGCGCCGGACAGCGCCGCTTGAACGATGCCGGAACGTGACGCTCGACCGTCACGTATTTAGTGAGGATCGGCGGGCTTGTCGGCGTACAGGCCGCGCAGAGCGCCAGGCACAGGAGCTTTGAGGTAGCTGTCAACATCCGCATTTTTCATCCTCAGATCGGCCAGCGTCCTTGCGACGGCCAGCGCGGATTGATTTGCAATATCGATCTCGTCGGCGAGATCGGCCGCCAGCCGGTCGGCCTTCGCCTGCGCATTGGCCTGCGCCGTCATCGCCTTTTCGTTGTCGGCGTTGACCTCGAGCGCGGTGGCCAGGCTGCGCTTGGCGGCTTCCATCGCGGTCACCGCGTCGCGCGCGGCCAGCTTGTAGTGGTAGGCGGTCAGCCCGAGCACCAGGAAGGCGATGACGACGCACAGGGCGGCAATAAGCTTGGTCGTCATGCCCACACCATGTATAGCGCCGCCGCGATGGCCAGCATGACCAGGAACGGCACGGCCCGTTCGATCAGGACTGCGATTCCGACCCGGCCCCAGAAGTCTAGGTTATTGCCGCCGCCGCCCATCAGCATGACACCCAGACACCAGGCTGCAACCCATCCGAGCCGCCAAGATAGCCGTGCCAGTGCCCGACATGGTGCACCGACGGCGAAAGCACGGGGGCTTCGCGGTTTCCGTTCCACGCCCAAGACGGGTGCTCCGGGACCGCTGGACGGATTGCGAGATAGCCTTGATGGCCGCAGCCGCACGGGCAGACGTAAAACATGCCGGCCGGCTGTTCGACAGCTTCCTGACGCGCTCGGGCGCGGCCTTCTGGCGTGACCTTGTAATGGTTCACGAACTCGAAGGCTCCCGGTGTGCCCACATGCTCGTCGATATCGTCAACCAGTGTCGCCTTGACAGGCTGCGTCTTCACGTCAGTCATTCGCCCATTCCTTGTTGCTGCGGCGGCGTGGCGACCGTCTGGACCGTGATTGTCTGGTCCGGCGCCGGCGTCGGTTCCACCGGCGGATCCGCGTAGGGGCGGGCCGCCCTGGTCGTGTAGATGGCAACGACGTCCTGCATGGTGGCGAATCCGGTGTAGCCGAAGACCAGCACCATGATGATCAGTTGCCAGCCCCACGCGATCGTCTCGTTGACGCGGGTGTCCGGGGCGTTGATCAGGATGAAGAGCTGGTAGCAGGCCCAGACGAGAACGGCGTAGAGCATGACGCGACGCCATAGCCACGATGGTTCCCCGTTCTTTCGCCGCTCCACCTGGGGCGCCATAGGCATCAGCGGCCCAGCTTCGCGATGACCTCAGCGCGGAAGCGATCGCCACATTCTCGTGGCGTATCGAAGGCCGGGTCGAAGGGAAGCTTGGCGATGTCCCACTTGCCGCGCTGCTGGATGCCAAGGTTCGCCTGGACCTCGGCATGCGACAGCACCGTCCGCGGGCCGACCGGGATCGTGTAGCGCCGGCACAGTTCGGCAACCGCCTGCGATGCCGCATCCCACTGCGCCTTCGTCAGCGGCTGCGTGCCGGCCTTGAAGGGGCGCTCGATGGCACCGGCCATGGCGCACATCGAGACGCCGATCGAGCCGGTGTTGCAATTCAGCGTGTGCGCCGCATAGCCAGATCGCGCCCTGGGCAGCGAGTTGAGGTCGATCGTCGGGATGCCACGGATCAGCTTGCCGTCGTCCTCGATCAGCAGATGATAGTGCTGGCGGTCGAAATCCGTCGCCTTGTGGGCGCCGGCGGTCCAATGAAGGATGACGCGCGCAATCGTGGCATTCGGCATCCAGCTGGATGGGATCGACATGGCAGTTCCTTTCCGCCCTCGCGGGCAGGTTTTTTTGCGTGATCGCGTGGTTTGCCGGGCAGATTTTCGTCAGGCCGAGAGCGTCGGCAGCAGGCTGTCTTCCTGTGGGTCGTAGATCGTCACCGAGCGCAGGTAGAACTCATTTTCCGTCTCGTCGTCGAAGTAGGCGCCGATCAGCGCCCGCGTCAGCCCGGAATAGTCCATCGCGCTGGTGTCCGTGATGACCGGGTCGCCGTCGACCGAGAGCGAAAGCCGCGCCGCCGCACTCGTCACCGCGATGCGATGAAGCCCGACATTGTGCTGGTCGATGTCGATCGTCTCGCGATATTGGCTGTCGCCGGTCTCGGTGACGATCATGCGCCGCGTCGAGAGGGCGCCGCGATGCATCTCGAAGAATTGCGAGCCGGCCGGATTGCTCACAACCAGGAGGATGTCCTCCCCGGTGTTCCAGAGGCACTGGTATTCGATGACGACGGTCCACTCCATCGTCAGCAGCGCGGCCAGCGCGTCGCCGACATATTCGACCACGGCGTCTGGGGTCCAGCCCGGCACATCGAGGCCGTTCGCCGTGATCAGCCCCGGCTGGTCGACGATGTCGGCCGCGGTGACCGCAACGCTGGCCACCGAGTAGGTCCCGGTCACGAAGTTCGCCGCCACCAGCGTGGCAAGGCCGCCCGCCTGCTGGCGCGACAGCCCCGACGCAATCGTTCCAAGCATCATGCCGTCACGCCCTCTCTTGCAAACAATATCCAGTAATCGCCGCGCTGCGAAATCAGCGTGCTCGGCAGGCACTTCGAACCGATCGCGACATAGGTCTTGCCCTTGAAGATGATCGTCAGACCCGCGACAGACACGGTCGGCGATTCGACCACGTCCATATCGGCCAGTCCGTTGATATCCTTGACCGTCTTCCAGAGCGGCACGGTCCCCGAAAACGGTGCCGGGTGCGGCCCATCGCCGACAAAGGGCTGACCGAGAATGTCGACCTCGACCGATAGACCGTCCGTAAACTTTTCGCCCGAAAACGGAACGGGGATGTCGATCTCCGCGCCGCCTGTCACCTCGACATAGCGGTGGAACGGCTGGACGCTGTCGCTGCTGCTAATGCCGGCGTACTGCCAAAGGTCATAGCTGAAGGCGCCCGGCAGCGCAGGCTCGCCGGTATAGCTGACTTGGTCTGACAGCACCGGAGACCAGACGCCACCTGAAAGCTGCTTGTAGGTGCTCAGCGCATCCGCCGGATTGAAGAACAGCGTCGCCTCAGTCAGCGAGGCATAGGACCATGGATCGACATATTCCGGTCCCGGCCCGATGCCGTTCTCGCCGCCGGCGACGATCTCCATCCCGACATCGAGATTGGCGGCCAGATATTTGCTGCCCCAATGCACGTTGACGATTTCCTGAAACGGATCGAGCGGGACCGGGTTGGCAAGCGAACCATAGGGACCAGGCATCAGGCGGTCACGTCCTCGGCAAGCAGGCCGATCAGGTGCCAGGTGTCGGCGGCGACCTTCTTCGACGTCACCGCGACATAGCGGAAGGCGGTCTGCGGCAGGTAGCCGGAAGGGAACCTCACGACGGTGTCCGTCGACCAGTCGAAGGAAACAGGGTCGACGCCGTCATGCCACCATGTGATTTCGCCATCGATCGGGAAAGCCAGTTCGGCATCCGATGGCAGGTTGACGACACACCCGGCATCGTTGGTGCAGCGCTTGTAACCATTGGCGTCGCCGAGCACCGGGTCATAGGTCGTGGTCGTGATCGTCGCCACCACGCTCGGGCGGAAATTCGCCTGTGGCAAGGTATAGGGACCAAGGACCGTGGCATCCTCCAGATAGATGGTCATCTGGGTGCCGGACACGGTGATGTTGGAAATACCGGTCGCTTCAGGAGGGTTTTCCTCCAGGTCGGTCAGCCGGTCATCGACATCGTGAAAATTGTTATCGACCTCGGTTGCGTTGAGGTTCGACCCCTTCACCGAGCGGTAAGTGATTGTCATCTGGGTGATCCCGTCAGGTGGCGTCGGTGGATTCGGAAGGCTTCTTCGACCAGTCGAAATTGAACCGGACATAGGTGCCGTTGTCGCGGCGCCGCATCAGAAGCTTGGTGATGCGCTCGATCTCGACCCACTGCTCGGAGTCTTCAGGGTTTTCGACCCTGATCTTTTCGACAGCGCGGTCGACGTAGTCATAGTCGATGACGACGATGCCATCGGCCGGATCGTCGACCGGATCATCCGGCGGCCAGGTCACCCCGCCGCCAGGGTTGGTCCGCTGCTCCGGTGTCGTCAGGGTGAAGCGCGCCGCCTTGCCGAAGCGGAAATCGGCATCTCCGGACGTGTCCTTGACCGGCACTTTTGCCAGCGTGCGATTGAGGACATCCGCACCATTGTTGCCGCTGTCGAACAGTTGAACTCTGGCACCGCTGGAATTGCGGCCGGCGCGCCATGGATTGGAAAGACCGATGATGTCGGGCATCAGGCGGCTTCCAAGTCAATTGTGCGAGGCACCATCAGGGCGCTGATCGTGATCGGATAGAGCGTCCGGAACGGCGGATCGTCGCGGCCGATGGTCAATTTCTTCAGGTCGCCGTCGACTTCGGTGAACACCTGGTTCAAGGCCGCAATCGCCGCCGACAGGTCCGGCTTGAAAGCATCGAGAACGGCCTGCTGCGCCGGCAGCGTGTTGATGATGGTGATCTGCGTCACCATGTCGGCGGGCCGCATATCGAAGAAATCGACGCCGTCATCGACAGGGGGGATATCGGAAAAATCCTCATAGGTGACCTCGCCAACAACCGGCATCAGCGTTGCCCCGGCATAGTGCTGGTAACCGACATCGACATATCCTTCGTCGACATAGGAAGGCGTGCCGGGAACCGTGGTCACGGTGTTGCCCTTGCCGACCGTGCAGCCGATGGTGACCGTAACGGTGTGGGTGCGCGCCACGCCGTTCATCTTGTAGCCAACAATTTTTCCCGCAGCCTCGCCACCGGGAATGCGCGGATCGGCAAAACGGGCATTCTTGCGGCAGGACAAGCCGACACCATCGGCAAAACGGCTCAATGTCGCCGTCACGCTCACCGCGCGCGAGCGCGCCAGAATGTTGCCGCGCGCCAGGCAGACCAGATAGTCGAGGCTCCGCAAACCACGCGCGGTCGGCAGATAGGCGCGCCTGCGAACATCGCCGATCGGCGGCGTGCCGTCCGGGAAATCCGTGCTTGGCGGATCGACCAGTTCATCGGCCTGACCCGACACCTTGATGGCGATGACTTCCTCGTCGCCGGGATCGGTCAGGATCGCCTGGCAATCGGCTTCCAGCGTGAAGGTCACCACCTCCTCGCGCGGCCGGGAGACATCGTAGGCGGCGGTCAAAACCGGGTTCATGTCCCACACCGGAAATTTCTCGGTGCCGTTGGTCATCACCACCTGATGGTAATCGGTCGGCCGGACAAAGCCGTCGGTGCGAACAATCGAGGACGGCCCGACTTTCCAGCCACCGCCGATATTGCCGCCCTCCTCGGGGAAATCTTCCATCACACCGTCGCCGGTCAGCGAGCGGATCGAGTGGCCGTCTCCACTGTCGACCGCGGCAAAGGCATCCTTCAACTGCTGCGAAATGTCGACAACGCCGCTTGCTGTCTGATCCCAAGTAATCGAGCCTTCGACCAAAACACGGCGAACGGGCTGGCTGTCGAAGGCGATGTCGAGCGATTCCGCAATGAAGTCGCCGCCGACGTCGAGCATCCCATCCTCGCCGTTGAGGAGGTCGGACACCGTCACCTCAAGCGAGACGCGGTCGATATGGTAAAGCTGAGTGCGCGCTTCCAGCACGGTATCGGGATCGTCGCGGAAGTCCGGCCTGATCCACATCGGATCCCACCACGGCGCGACTTTCAGGGTCTCGGCCAAGGCCTGTTTCTGCGCATCATAATCGGGTGGCCGGGCAATGAACTGCATCGTCACCTGATTGCGCAGAAGGTCGGTCGGAATGCCAACCAGCCGGCCGCGAAACATCAGCACTGCACCCGTCGTCGGGTTGGCGTCATCGCGCCACGACATCAGCAGCCATTGCTTGCGCCCCGATGCCAGCAAGCCGATGCGCGGGTTCTTGACCGTCAGGTCGAGGGTTGCGTCCTCGCCTTCCTGATGGATGAGTTCGTAGGCAACGACGAGGAGATCCTCAACCTCATGCTCGGGACCGAAGACGGTATCGCCGCTGTCGACGAAGGCAAAAAAATACATGCCTACACCTCGATCAGATCAAGCGACCAGTTGCAGGCGGCGCCCCACTCGTCGAAGCCGAGACGGTAGCCAGCCACCATCATGGTCAGGCGAGGCCGGTAGAGCGTGAAGGCACCTTCGCTGCGCGTCGCAGGATCGTCCGTGGTCGAAGCGGCCGGGCGCGACGGCGACCCGCCAGTGGTCATGTAGACGAACTCCGTGGCGCAATCGACGGTCAGATCCATGCCGCGCCTGACGCCGTCGAGCGCCGGCATCTGCTGGTCCGTGCAGGTGATGGTCAGCCTGAACTTTTCTTCTTCGCCGGCGCTGAGGTCGATCAGCACATTGTTGACAGTGCGAGCCAGCTGCGCATCGCCATCAAGGGTGAAGTCCTCGGTTATTCCACGCGCTGAATAGGGCGGCACGCCGATCGGGTCGAGGCGGAGCAGGGTCAGGGGCTGGGTCATTTACGCCTCGGTGGACGGCCGGCGCTGACGCGGGCGCCGCGCAGCGATACGGTTTGAAGGCGGCGCAATCCGATGTCGCCGATGGTCAGGTCGTCGATCACTTCGCCACCAGGCAGTTGCAGCATGAAGGGTGTCCGGCTTTCGGAAGAACCGCCGGTCGCCGCACCCGCCATCGCCAGGCCGCCGCCGGCATAACGCGGGATCGCGATCGAGCGGCTGAAACTGTCGACGGCGCCGCCGAACTTGAAGCCTCGAAGACCAGCGAAGATATCCTTGCCATAGTTCCAAGCATCGAGGACATCGACGCCGATCCGCTTCACCGTTTCGGCCGTGAACACATATTCACCGTTCGACAGCCACGCCAAGATGCTGTCGGACTTAGGACCGCCAGGACCGCGCACGGCGCCGCCGCCGGCAAAGCCGCCATGGGATCCGCCGCTTGAAGATGACGAAGAAGACGACGACGCGGCCTGCGCCCGCAAGGAAGCCGCAGCCGCAGCCGCCTCACGCAGCGCCGACAGGATGCGGGCAATCGCCGTGTTGATCTGCGCTGCAAGGCTGTTGACGATCGAGGCCAGACTGGAAAACCCGCCCTGGATCAGGCTCTGCATGCCAGACATGATCGTGCTGATCTTGCCGGGCAGGCTTTCGAACGGACCGACGATCGCCTGCGCAACCTGATCGGCATTGCCGGCGTCGATGTTGCCGAGCGCGTCGCTGACGCCGGACGCGGCGGTCTGAGCGGCGGGCGCGATGCGGTCGACGTCGGACACGATGCCATCGACCGCCGCCGCCGCCGCGTCCGGCTTGATCGCGTCCGGCACGGCGGCGATGGAGTTGGTGACTTCGTTGGAGACGTTCTTGACCCGGCCAGCCGCCGATTCGGCGCTATCGGCGACACCGTCGAGAGCAGCTTTCGACTGGTCGGCACGATGCGCGACGCCGTCGATGACGTCGAACACTTCCTTGGTGATGCCGCCGGCGCCGCCGCCGCGGATGACTGTGATCTGATGATCTAGGTTCTGGACCTTGCCTGCTGCCTCGTCAGCGGCCGCACCGAGCTGTGTAACTCCAGTCGCTGCCTGGGTTGCGCCCTGGCGAAGATCCTCGATATTGCCGACGACTTTCTCGTCAAGCGTCTTCTGGATATCATCAAGCTCGCGGGTTCGTTTGGCGAGGGTGATGTTCGCGCGCACCAGGGCTTCGGTCTGGGTGTCGATATCGGCGCCCAGCGGAGCGGCAAAATCACCGCCTGCCTTCATGGCGTCGACGATCTGCTGTTGTTGCGCGACCTGTGCCTTTGCGTCCTCCAGCGCCGCTCGCGCGGAATCGAGATGCGCCTGCGCCAGGCGCTTCAGGTTTTCTTCCGCGCCCGGCACGCCCGCCTTGACCGCGTCGATAGCCGCCTTCAGTTCATCAAGCGCGCTCTTGTGGGCATTGGTCGAGTTGATCCAGCCCTGCTGGTTCGTCTTCTCCCGATCCCATGCCGCGATGAGCAATCCCAGCGCGCTGGCGATGGCGAGGATGACCCGGCCGGCAGGCGTCGCGAGCAGCGCGGTGCTGAGAAAGGCGAGAGCCTCGATGGCAAGCACGATCGCCGAGCGGAGCAGGCCGAACCCGCCGATCAGCTTGATGATCGAGGCCCCGATCAACAGTTCTCCGGCGCTGAGATTGGTGCCAAAAATGTTGTTCACGGCATCGGTGGTGAGTCTCGCCGCCTCGCGTAGCAGACGCATGGCGGGCAGCACGACGCCATTGACCACCTGCGCGAAATCCTGGCCGAAGCCAACGATGTTGTCGCGCCACTCAATCAGCCACCGGTTGTCGGCGACATCGGCGTCCCTGCCCGACAGCGTGGCAAAGAAGTCCTTGATGAAGACCGTCGCTACCCGGACGCCGTTCCTGACAAAATCGAGGATGGCGGCGCGGTTGCGGACAATGATATCGCGAAATGCCAAGGCACCGGCGGTGATGGCCGGCGCGAAGATCAGGCCGATCTGCTTGAGTACGCCGCCAACCGTCAGTTTCAATCGGTTGAGTGAATCGTTGAAGGCCTCGGCGGCCTTGATCTGCTCGTCGCTGAAGAATATGCCGAGATCCGCGCCGGTCTGACCGAGTTCCTTTATTTTCGCCGCGCCCTCGTTCAGGAACGGAATGAGCTTGGCGCCAGCCTCACCGAACAGCTTCAGCGAGACCGTCGACTTGCGTGCGCCATCCGGCATCTTCTGGAAGGCGTCGGCGACCTCCAGCAAGAGCTGCTCGTTGGTCTTCAGCGTACCATTGGCATTCTTGACCTTGATGCCGAGATCGTCGAAGCCGGTCGAGATGCCCTTGGTGGTTGCCTTCAGTTTTTCCTGCTTGCCCCCGAAACGCGTCACCTCGACGCCAATGTCGGCGAAGGCCTCAACGGTGTAGCCGACACCCTGCTTGATATCCTTGCCGGCCTGCCCAATGGCCGAACCGATCTTGGCTGCGCCCTTGGCGGTCTCGTCAGCGGACTTGATGATCTGCTTGTTGAAACCCGCCATGGCGACATTGAACTGCGCCTGCTCAACATTGGCCTCGCCTGCGGCAAAGGCGAATTTCTGATAGGCGTCGGTCTGCAGGCCTGCCGCCTGCGCCGCCTTGCCGGCAGCGTCGGCGGCTTCGGCCCCTGATTTGGCCAGCAACAGGATAACGGGTGCGGCGGCGGCGACACCCACGGCAATGCCCGCGAAGGCCAGGGCGGTGCGCTGCGCAACCGTGGCAAGATCCCGGCCGAACGCATTGACGGCCGAGCCGAGATTGGCCAGCGAAACGCCCTTGGCGGCGGCGTCGATCTTCTTGATCGCCGCCTCGCCGGATGTGCCGAGCTGCTTCAGCTCGGATTCCATCTCCTGGCCGCCAAGCAGCTTGATCAGAATGTTGATCGCGTTGCGTTCTGCCAATTTAACCATCCTGATGGCGCGAAGTCAGACAGATTCGACAATTCTGTCGAAATCCGTCATCCTCTTGGGAGGGGAAGAAACAATGCGTTTCCGGGGACTATTGGTGTTAGGCGCCGCCGGCCTGTGTTCAGGCTGCGCAGCAGATTACTTGAACCACAACGATACCGTGACGCTCGCAGCAGGCGATGCAGGGCGCGCTAACATGCTTTTGCAGACAGTCGATCCGCTCAACCCGAATAGCCAGAACACGCATATTGAAGGCGACGGCACGCGTGCTGTGGCGGTCTTCAACGGGTATCGCACACCGCAAGCGGCCGGCGGCGCTAGCGTCTCTCAAGGCAACTGTCCGACTGACGAGAGCACCGCCGCTGATGGCTCGCGTTGCGGGAAACGATCAGCCGAAAGCCGGCCAGGAGGCGCCTGAAATGCGATACGTGAAAATTGCCCTCGTGTTGCTGCTGGCGGCCCTTACCTTCAGAGCAGATGCCGAGCCGTCAAACATTGCCAAGGTCAAAGTCCAGCTGGCTGAAATAAGAACCTCGATCGTCGACAAGGACGAAAAGACGAAACGCATCGCACACACCGAAGCCGGCTTTGCCCTGCTTGCTGTCAGCGAAGCGGAGTTACGGTTGGCAAAACTCGCCACGGATGGGTCTGATGACCACATGACGGAATTCGATGCCGCAATGATCAATTTGAAGACCGCCGTGCGCCAATTCCTCGCCGCCGCCGGTCCTTAGTCGCTGTTGAACGCACCGGCAAAGATCTCCGGCATCCGGTCTGCCGCCTTGTCGGCGATCTCCTGCACCGAAAACCTGTCACGCAAAGTCACCGACGAGACGCCGACGAACAGCGGCACCGCCGATGTCTTGCGGCCAGGCGAAGCACCGCGGCGCAACGCGCTCAACGTCACCGGCGCCGCACCCGACTGGCCGCGCCGGTTGGTGTCGATGTTGGCCGCCAGCAGGGGACGATGCCCTGGCCGGTCGATGCGGAACAGCGGCCCGACCTGCCTGATGTAGAGCGCAGGCGTCATGCGGCTGTTGCCGATGCGCTTGGGCGCGTTCGACAGCGGCAGCCACAGAAGCGGCTTGCCCGATATGGTGCCGCCATCCTCAAAGATCCCCGAATAGGGGATCAGGTGATAGATCTGGATCGTCGGATGCGTCGACAGCGCGCGCTGCGGGTAGACGACGACTTTCAGCGTGTTTTGCCAGCGCGGACCGAAGCCCGCGGCGGCGATGTCGGATCGGGCGCCTTGCTTGACGATGTCGGCGACCTTGTGCGCGGTCCCCATCGACGCGGATTTGACATCGCCGGTTGCTGCTAGCATGGCGGCGTCGAACTGCCCGGCAGCCGCCTGCACGAAGATGGAAAGGCCGCTGCTCACTGGCCGTCCTCCGGCGGGGCGTCTAGGCGGGTCCTGATCGATACCGCCGCGACCAGCTGGCGCGGCGTGAAGTTCATGCAGGTCTCGAACGAGAAGCCGTGGCCGATCAGGTAGACGATCGCTTCCGCGATCTCGTCGCCGACGCTGCCGGCTGGGCGTCGCTTGCGCCTCTCATCGCCCTGATGTCGGCGGCGAGAGAGGCGAGACCGTTTGGGAACGATGTCCGCAACGTCGCCAGGATCAGCGAGAACTGATCGCCGGCCGGCAGGGTTTCGGCCTTGTCCTCATAGGCCTTCTCGCCGGATTTCCCGAGGCCGGCGACGATGATGGCGACGATGACGTCGCCGCCGATCGCCATGACCAGCGCCGCCAGTTTTTCGACATCCGAGGTGCCGCCCTCGATGGCGCTGGCGAGATCCGGGAAACGGCGCAGGATGGCGATGATGCCTTTCGAAGGAACGCCCCTGACAAGCAGGGTCTTGCCCCGGATCGAAACGACCTCCTCGGCCGGACCAAGGTCGAGCAGGTCATCCATTACGCGGTGACCCCTGCCTGCTGGCGCACGGTGAAGCGGCCGAAGCGGCCGTCCGCCTTGTTGACATCGCCGATCAGCGGGATCTGGGCAAAGTCGTCATTGTCGGCGAGCAGATTGAAATCGCCGCTCGGCGACAGCGTGACGTTGCCCTCGAAATCGATCATCGGCCCGATCGTGTTGGTGGCGGTCAGCCTGATGTCGACTGTCAGATTGGGCGACGTCAGCGGATCGATGATCTGATCGCCGGCCGTGTTGGTGTCGACCGTCGACAGCATGAACATCGCGATGTTGCGCGCGGTGTTCTCATCCAGCGTCGCCTTGATCGACGCGGCAACCACGGTAACGGCGGTGAAGTCCTTGGCGCGCAGGCCGACGCGAGCCGTGTTGTGCTCTTTCTTGGTCACGGTCGGCGTGTAGACGAAGTCGACCAGGTTGCCGGCGTCGACATAGTCGGCATCGCCGGGCAACTTCATTTCCACGAAGGCGGCCGGGATGCGGTAGTTGGCAGTCGAGGGAGAAGCAGGCATGGCAGTCTTCCTTTCAGGTTGAAATCAGGTGGCCGGTTCGAGCGCGTAGGTGAAGGTGAAACCGACACCAATGCCGCCCTCCATCGAGCGGCCGCGCTCGGTGACGGTGTTCGACCCGTCGTAGCGGATCGACTTGCCGTTGATGGTCAGCGCCAGCAGCGCCGTATCCGTAAGCACCGCATCGATCAGCTTGCGGCGCATCCGGTTCAGATCGGTGCCGACGTTCTTGGCCGTGGAGGCGAGCCGGAACTGCACCTCCGGCATCATCGCCACGCGGCGTTTGGTGTCTGCCTTATGGCTGAATGGATCTTCGGGGTTGGCCAGCTCCTTGCCGTCGAGCACGACGACGGCCGGCATGGCCGAATCGGGAATGCTGGTTTCGTTGCGAAGCGGATTGAGCGTTGGATCGATGCCGCCAGCCACGACAAGCAGCCTGGCAAGGATGTCTTCGCGCCTGTCTTCAAGTTCAGCCACGGATTTCCTCCAGCATCAGCCGCAGTTCGCCGCCGGCCTCGCCGGTCGGCGCCGGCAGCGGCTCGTGGTTGATGATCTTCCAGTCCTTGCCGTTCATCGCCAGCGTGCCGTTGTCGACATCTTTTGGCTCGATGCCCTTGGCCGCCAGTTCGCTGGCGCGGACAGTGGCGGCGGGACCGATCGTGGCGACATCGACGCGGTTGAAGGCGATCATCTGGCCGACCGTCTTGTCGATGGCGCGGATGGTTTCCGGCGGGTTGCCGCAGGCGACGGTCAGCACCGCATCGACGGCGATCGGCGAGGCATAGAGCGCATCGTAGTGGATCTGCCAGATGCTCATGTCGCCCGCCTTGTCCTGGCCACGAAGGCGAATTCCCAATGGCCGATGCGATTGGCCCCGGCATTGGCGTCGATATGGGCGTAATAGGTGGTGCCGGCCGTCAGCGCGACGTCGTCTTCGATGATGCCGCGATAGTTGCCTTCCGATGCGGTGACATAGGTCAGGGTTGCCGGCCAGGTCTGCCCGGAGACATTCGTGCCCTCGGCATCCTTCACCGTCACGCTGACATCGGCGTCGTTGACGAAGCTACCCTCGATCGCGCTTTTCAGCCCGACGACCTCGATCAGGTTGGTGTTGTCGACGTAGACGACGCAGGTCATTCTTTTTTGCTTCCCCATTCGCGGCCTTCGCCGCTCACCGCCTCTTGGTCAGTCATCCGTCCTGATCTTGCCGGCGAGCAATGGGCCGGCATCGATATCGCCTGAAAGCGCGGTCTTCATCTGCAACGAGGCCCCGAGCAGCGGCCGGATCGAAATGGCGCCGAGGATCAGCGTGGCGATCGGCGGCGTGACGGCATCGGCCCAGCAGTCTGTCCAGCAATCGAGCCAGCAATCGGCCCAGACGGTGCCAATCATGGAGCTGGGCCGAACTTGTCGCCGGTCGAGCCGTCGCCGGTCAGCAGCGTGTCGTTGATCGATTGCATGTTGGCATCGACCTGGCCCGAGACCGTGAAGGAAAGGCTGTCCGTCTTGGTCTTGACTGCCCCGGTATCGGCCTTGACGGCGCCGACATCGGCGCTGAGCGATACCCCTGCCGGCGCGCCTAGGCGCGCCATCACAGCATCGGCCGCCGCGATGACCAGCGACTGGTCGGCCGGATCGCTCGGCAGGTTCGCCGTCTTGCTGTCGATGGCGACGACGCCGGCCAGGATGGTGGTGGCCTTGCCGTCGATCGTGGCGATGCTGGCATTGTCAGGCGCGGTGTAGCCAGAGGCCGGCAGCCGCGTCGACACGTCGGCGTCGAGGTGGGCCATGCGTGCCATCGTCACGCCGGCATCCACCAAGGCGGTACCGACTTCCGCGTTGACGGCGGCGGCATCGAGCGTCGAGAAGCCCGTCGCGGTCGACCATGCGCTGTCACCATGGCTTGCCAGCGAGACGAAGGCGGCGGCAATATCGGAGGCATCAGCCGGGTCTGCCGGCAGATTGTCGGTCTTGGCCTTGACCAGCGCCACCTGCGCCAGCACGGCATCATCGGCGCCGGCTAGAGCGGTGGTGAGTTCCTCGTTGGTCGGCAGATCGTCGACGCTGGTCTGCAAGGTGGCGACGGCCGAGTCTGTCGCAAGACCGCTCTGTATCTCGGTGACGGCCGATGTCGCCAGTTCGCCCGATCCGATCGCGTCGGCCGCGATTGCGGCGTTGGTCAGCACGTCATTGGCCATGGCGCCGACACTGGCGTCGATGCGGCCGGAAACCAACGCGGCCGGCACGCGCGTCTGGATATCGTTCGTATCCGACTGCACCGCATCGACCGAAGCCTGCGTCGCCAGGTCGTCGAACTGCTTTGCCGCCGTCTGCAGATTGATGGTCAGGTCGCACCATTCGGCGCCAGCGGCATCACTGAAGATGATGGTGATGTTGTCTGAGTTGGTCTCGGCTTGGCTCAGCGTCACCTTGACCAGCTTCGACGAAGCCGGCGTCACGACGGGCAAGGTGTTGAGATTGGCCAGCGCGCCACCGTCGAGCGAGATCTTGACATCACCGGCGGCAAACGTCGGGTTGCTCTGCCACTGCCCGTTGGCCGTGCGCGGCGCCAGCGAGACATAGAAGATCGCGCCGGCGGCACCGTTCTTGACGATCGGGAGATAGCTGCTCATGGCTTAGCGTCCAAAGACATGAATTGTGCCGCCCGTCAGATTGCCGCCAGTGTTGTTGGTTATCCGCACCGCATTGATTGGCGATGTCGACTGGACGAACACAGACCCGAGACCAAGTGTCTGATTTTCGATTATTTTCGGCACACCGTTCAGGCCCGATTGCGGGATCTTGATAATGCCAGACCGGGCCAATGCGCTGTTCGATGTGCCGAAACCAACGCCGGTTGTATTGGCTTCTATGTTATTGGCGACGAGATTAACGTAGTCCCCGCTCGTGTTTCTATAGTTTGCCCCGTTGTCGGTGCTGACATAGAGGACGCGCACGCCGGAGACAGACACCGTTATATTACGCACAAGCAGCATCAATTCATTGTAGCTGCCGAGGTTGGTGAAATCGACGTTGGCCACATCGGCGGAGTAAGTCCAGCTGTTGGCCAATGACCATGCCGCGCTGCCTCCGGCGGCAGGCGGTGCGGATTGAAGGAGTTGCAGCATCTATTTTTGCCTCGCGCCGTGACGAATGGACATGCGGTTCACCTTCAGTAATATTGGCGTGATGGGGGGACGGCTGCACGGATTGGACGCTTTGCGCGGGGTCGCGGCGATAGCCGTTGCCGTGCATCACCTGGCGCGCATCTACAAATTTCCGGCCTCGCCGTTCAGCCCTTCAATCTCTGTGGACCTGTTCTTCATTTTATCCGGATTCGTGATGGCTCGAACCTACGAGGACCGGCTGCGCCACGACATGACGACACTGCGTTTCATCGGTCTTCGATATCGCAGGCTGTTCCTGCCGTTGGCGGTCGGCTCGACCATCGGGCTGGCCCTGGTGGCGGCGAATTCAGGCCTCGCGGCGCATCTGGTTGCAGCCTATGCCTTGATCCTATGCTTTCTTCCAGTGGTTGGGCGTCCAGCCTTTCCGCTGAACGTGCCCGCGTGGTCGCTGTTCGTAGAGATCGTCTGCAATATCCTGCATGGTGCGATCCTCTCGAAGATTTCGAACATGCAACTGTTGGTCGTTGCTGTGGCGGCGGCGCTGGTCTTCATCCCCAGCTTCACGATGGGTTTGTCGCTATGGAGCCCGGCCTTTACCTCAGTCCTTTGGCTGATCCCACGCGAGTTGACCTGTTATCTCGTCGGCATCTGGATCTTTCGAACCTATGGCGATGCGCCGCTCGGAAGCAGACCGATATTGGCGGTCTGCGCCTTCGCGCTAGCCCTTGGCCTCGCCTCGATCAACGCACCGCTAGAAATGTTGGCTTTGGTCTGCTGCCCGTTCATCGTCCGCGCTTCGCTCGGGATGCCCCGGATGAGATGGGCGATCTGGGCCGGCGCAATTTCCTACCCGCTATATGCGACACACGTCCCGGTCTTGCAGGCTGCGCGCGCTATGGGCTTGCAACCCTTGTTCGGCGTCATGCTAGCGGCTGCCGTCGCCATTCTCATCGCGGCGGCGTTCGAAACCCGGCGCGGCGGCACGAAGCCGCGCGGCGCTCACCAGATCAGCACCTGATCGGCGACGCGCACGAAAATCATGTTCGAGCCAGCCCACGAGTGCAGCGTGAAGCCCTTGACCGGCCTTCGCCGCGCCGCCGAAATGCGAAAGTGCCGATATCTTCACGACCGCAATCGGTTTCCATCCTGTTGGAGGACACAACATCGAAACCGCAGTCGTCGAACGCCCGGATGAGACCGTCGCTGGTGAAATACCAGACGTGCTCGTCCTTGCGGAAATGCTTCGAACAGAGCACGTGCTGACCGTCCCTGAAAATCGGGATCGAGACGAAGACCCATTCGCTGACACGCGCCAGCAAGGCGCGAAAATCCGGAATGTGTTCCATCACGTCCCACAGCGAAACGGCCGGAACGCGCTCCCGATAGGGGTCGATGAACAGACCGCGCTGGCGCAGCCATGCTTCCGCGACGGGATTGACGTCGAAGCCGAACGTTGTTTCCGATGCGACTGAGTTGCGCCGCTCGATGAAGGCACCGGAGCCGATGCCGACATCGACGAGCCCGCCCTGATAATGCCCGCTCACGAAGTCGACGCGCGCCTGCATCAGCGCCCGGCCGATCAGCGTGTCGGCCTGTTGCTGGAAGCGCTCGAAATAGGCCGCGTCGTACGGCTCGATGCCCGCCTCGACCGGATAGAAGCCGATGCCGAGCTCGGGCCACCAGGTCAGCTGGCGGGCGGCGCAGGCATCGAAGAAGTCAGGCCGCGGCGGAACGCCAGCCACTGGTTCATCAGGTCCGGTATCGTCTTGTCGCAGCAATGCAGCATGTGTGAGCACGGGCAGAACCTCAAAGGTTTGGCAAAACCGAGCCGGGACAGATCCATCCGCGGGTCCGTGATGACGGAAGCGGCGTTGTGGGCGCCATGGCCGCCCTGAATGATGAAGGCGTTGCTCTTGATGGCGATCGCCGCCGGCACGATCCAGCCGACGCCGCCGACGATGATGTCCGCTTCCCGCGCCATGGCGAGCAGCTCACGCACCGGAAACTCACCCTTCAGAAAGGCGTCGTGATGCGGCGGCAGTTCACCGTCCAGCCACTCACGGCCGGGCTCAAGGTCGGCGACGGCGACCACGCGATGCGTTGCCATCAGCTCGCCTGCGATCGTTGCGACATATTCCGGGCGCGGATTGCGCGCCTCGTTGCGCCACTCGGCTCGCACCGTCACCGGGCGCACCATTGCAAGCGGCCGGTCGCATGAAAGCGGAGCCGCGCCCATGTCGGGCAGATCCCAGACCGGCGCCGTCAGCCTGACCCCTGCCGCGCCGATCTGCCGTTCAAGTGCCGCTATGATCGAGCCGCGCACAAGATCCGTATGCCCGTAGCCCAGGCGCAATTCGCGAGCGGCGCGCGGCGGTATCGACCAGCGCGACGACGGCTGGCGCGCGACGTTGCGCATCTGCGTCCGCAAATTCCGATCGATCCTGACGAAGCGGACGGCAAGGTCCTCGTATAGCTCGGGCCACGGCGTATCGAGCCAGACATCGTAGCGTTCGGCGCAGGCGCGCACGATCGGCCGCGCAAAAATATTGTCGCCGAGTCCCCACTGCCCCCTGATGACGAGAGATGGCTTCATGTCATCGCGCGCGGTCGAGCATGGAAAGCACGTCTCCAAACGACATCTTCGGCCAGCAAGCGACGTGGCTGACCGGGGAACAATTGATGACCTCGACGCCGAGCGCCCGGATTGACCGCGCCAAGCCTTCCAGTTCGGCGCGATGGCGGTCGAACCAGCCTTTTCTGAGCGGGTTCGGATAGAGCCCGCCATGGTGGTGCCGGCGGCCATCGGAACCCAGGCAGCCATCGACGCCAAGCAGGACGATGCGGGCGACGCCGCGATGGATAGCAATGTTGATGGCGCCCGAAACCGAGGTGGCATCGAGCGCGACACGGCCGGGATCGGTCGAGACGCCTGACGCCGGCTTGATCTTGACCAGCCGCTTGACCGTCTTCGGACCGCCGACTGGCGAGGTGGTGAAGATTTCCCCGGCAAAGGCCGGCTCTTTCCATCCGGTGTCGGTCCACCAACCGGCATCGGCATAAAAAAGCGCATCCGCATCAGGCCAGGCGAGGTGCGCCGAGTTGATGGCGATGACCCGCCGCCCTTTCAGGAGCGACAGGTCGAGATCGAGCACGGACGGCCCGCCCGCGAGCACGAAGGCTGTTTCGCCTTCCCAGTCGCGGGCGAGTGTCGCCACGGTGCAATCAGACGGTGAAGGCGGCCGACAGCCTGACCTTGCCGGTCGCGGACGGGTTATCCGCCGCCTCGACCGCAACGCCGATCAGTTTGTTGGATCCGGCCGTCGAAGTGGCTTCTGCATCGGCAGCGACCCAATAGATCTTCTGGCCGAAGGTCCAGGCCTGCGCCGAGACCTTGGCCAGTTCGAAGACACCGATCAGCGACAGAGTGCCCTCATCGCCAACGGCGATATCGCCGTTGGCGACGCCAAACAGCGATCCGGCGACGACGCCATCGCCCGACGCGACAGCGACAGCGTCGGTCACGTCTTCATTGGTCCAGGCAATCTCGTTACCCGGCTGGATGTAGTTCTTCATGATTTGCCTCCTGTAGAGGGACGGATGAAAGGGGAACGGGCGGCGATGACCGCCCGTGAGGTGTCAGGCCGGGTTAGGCGCCGGGGTTCTTGTAGCCGAAGCGGTAGTCGACAGCGCCGACGCCGAAATCGAGCTCGACCGACATCTTGAAGCCCTGGGTGCCGAACGGCTCGTCGGTGCGTACGCGCGGCGCCTCGTAGCCTTCCAGATAGCCCCAGCGGTAGTTGGACCCCATGGCAGGATCGGCGAACGCATACCAGGCGTTGCCGGTGATCTGGGCGGTGTCGAGCACGCCGAGCTTGCCGGAGAAGATGTTGACGGTGGCAACGGTTGCCGGCGTGATCGAGGCGATCAGCATTTCCGCCTCGGTCAGCTTGTCGGGTCCGACAAGCAGCATCTTGGCGGCGTTCTGCAACAGCTGGTTGCCGCCGGTCGACTTCTGCTTCGACATAGCAGCACGCGCCTTGCCGACATTGGTGACGTCGATGACCGTGCCGGGGCTGGCGAGGTTGGCATGGTCGGCATGGAAGACCGTCTTGCCGTCCGCCAAAGCGGCGTTGAAGGCCATCGAATAGAAGGTGACTTCTTCGAACAACGCGACGGTCGGGCCATAGCTCGACAGCAGGTCGGCAATGGCGCCGATGTTGTCGTTGATCAGCATCTGGCGGGTGATGGAAAGCGCGATGGCGTAGCTGAACGCCTGCACGGTTTCCGCACCCTCATTGAAGGTGCCGTATTTGATCTCGCCGGATTCCAGCACCTTCTGCAGCATCGGAAAATCGCCGATCTTTACCGTGGTGTGCGGCCGGAAATCGTTAAAGTTCTGCTTGCGGGCGATGCTGCGATAGGTCGGCTGCGCCAGGGCATAGCGGCCTTCGAGTGTGCGGTTGATGGCATTCTCGAAGATGATCGGGAAATCCGACGTCGACATGCCGGCGCGCGTCAGGATCTCGTCCTTCTGGCGCGCATTGACCACCATGCCGCCGCGCCAGTCGATCGACTGCGCCGCGATATCGATGACGCTGCGGCCCATGAACTGACGGGCAGCGGCGGAAGGCCCGGCGACCGGCAACGGTGCGCCGAGCGAATAAGACAGCGCCTCGGTCATGGCGGTGCGGCGGACGTCGCGATCGTCCTGCGTGATGCGGGCAGGATTGGTCGGCGTCTGGCGGGCAGCCAGACGGTCGAACATCTGCGCCCGGAAGGTCGCCGGATCGACATTGGTGCGGATCGCCGTCTGTTCATCTTCGGTCGACAGCTCGACGCCCTGGGCGCGAGCCGTCGCCGCGATGCCGACGATGTCGGCGGCACGGGTCGCGGTGTCGGCAGGCGGCGTCTGGCGCTGGCTGCGGGTCTCTTCTTCTTCCGCCGTGCGGATCTGCGCCCTGACCTCTTCGATCTCGGTCAGGATCCTGGCATGGTCGGCCTCGATCGTTCGCGCCGCATCGGGTGCGGTATCGTCCTTGATCTCGGCCTTCTTCTGCTCGGCCTTGGTGGTCAGTTCGGTCAGCTTACTGCGCAGGCCGGCAAGCGCCAGCGGCGCCGCATGGGCCAGGTCGGTGAGGTTGAAATGCTGGTGCAGGTCGAAAGACGACAGATGCGGAGCCGCATATGCCAGGTCGGCACCAAGGCCGAAGATAAGGCCGGCGCACAGGATCATGGCGACGGCCGCGGAGAGGAAAGCCTTTTTCATGGCTTTTGGTCCTTCTTGCGTTTCCGGGGCGATGAGCCGTCGCCCTGCGTCCCCGGTGGAGCGCAGGCGGCCGTTGAGAGGCTTATGCTTCTGGGTCTAGCGGCCGAAACCGGCCATCCGCTGCTGCATGCCGAGACGGATGCGGCGGACCTCGTTGGCGTCGGCGAGCGTGCGCATGACGCGGCAATCGAACGTTTCCGGCTTGGCGCCGTCGCTGCGCACTTGCGCGCCGGGATCGGCCGGGATCGGCACCGCCGAGATTTCCCACGGCTCCCAGTCGACGACGCGGTGCAGCGGCACCTTGCCATCCATTTCCTTGCGCTCGACGGCGTGGATGCGGTAGCCGACCGAGATGTTGGAAACCGTGCCTTCCTTGATCCGGGCGACGCGATCGACGGCGTCGGCGGCGGCCGACAGCTTGACGGTGGCGACGCCCTTGCCGCCTTCGATCTTGGCCGATCCGCGCACCACCGATCCGATGACGTCGTTGAGGCTCCACTGGCCGTGCGTGTCGAGGAACGGCGCACCGGCATTGAGGCGGCCAAGGCGAACGGAATTGCCGCTGACGATCAATTCCTCGTCGAACTCGCCATCCATCCACGAAAAGCGCCGCACCGTGGCGCCCGTGGTCCAGATGACATCGATGCTGTTGGTTGCTTCATCGAAGGAACCGGCGCGCACCTCGGCGTCGCGCAGCATCTGCGGCAGGCGGATGATCTCAGTCATTGTTGCCATCCTGTGGTGTTTGCGGGGCGCCATCCTGCGGCGCCGGCGGCGATCCGCCGTTGAGTGGGCGCCGGCCGTCGATGTCGAGGGCGAGCTTGGCCTTGTCGGCGACATCGAAGAATGTCGCGGTGTCGGCGACCACCTTCTTCCAGTCGCGGCCCCAGGCCGAGATGAACTCCTGCGGCGACTGGCGACCGGCGCGGACGGAAGCGATATCCGCCTCCAGATCCTTCTTCGGATCGATCGGCTCGTTGGCCGGCATGATCAGGTCGACCGGATAGCCGCCACTGCGCGGCTTGAGCTTGCCGGCAAGGATGGCACGGTCAGTGAAGCGACGCGTCGCTGGCAGCACCAGCCGCGGCGCCATCAGATGCCACTGGATCTGCTCGACCAGGCGGCGAAAATCGATCTTGCCAGCGCGCAGCGACGAGTAATTCGCCTGCCTGAGATCGCCGGTCAGCTGGTCATAGGTGATGCCGGCGCCAGCGGCCATCGCCTGCATGGCGGCGAGGTAGACGGTGCCGAACTGCGATTGCGACGACGGCTGCGCGAAGACCATGTCGGAATTGCCGATGTCGACGATCATGCCCGGCTCGATGCGGGTGACCTTCTGGCTGTCGCCGGCGCCATCGGCGGCGTCCTTGGTGGCGAACGGGTTAGGGTCGCCCGGATTGGACTTGCGGAAACCAGCGAAGCATGCCTGCGTCCGCGCCTGCATGAGGGCAGAATCGAACAGGTCCTGCGCTTCCCTGCCGTTCAGCAGGATCGGCGCGAACCAGGTGATGCCGCGCACCTGGCCCCAGCGCAATGGCCGGTAGAGGTGGCAGAGATCGTTCCAGCCGACCAGCGCCGATCCGCCGACCAGCGACGACACCGACATGTCGCCGGGATGGTTCTTCCACAGCCACAAGCCCTTGCGGCGGCCATTGTCGCCCAACTCAACGCCCAGCCTGGTGTTCGATCCGGCAAGGCCATAGTCGCGTGAGGCATCGATCTGGTCGCCTTCGAGACCCTGCAGCCTGAACGGCACGCTGCCATCAGCCTCGGCCGACGTCAGGTCGACGAAGCGGATAACGCTGTCGCCGCCCTCGACCATCGAGCGCAAAGCCAGCGCCTGCATGGTCGGCTCGTCGAGAACACCTTCGACATCGGCCTGTGCCTGCCATTCCTCGCGCACCAGCCGGAACTGGTTGTCGGCGCGGTCTGACCCGGTGTTCGGCACCACGGTGATGCCGGTGCCGACGACATGCGAGACTAGAACGTCGAGGATGCGTTGGCCGGCCCAGCTGTCCCTGACGAATTCGCGCGCCCGGTTGCGCAGCGTGGCCAGCGCCTGGCCGACCTCGACATTGGCCGAGGTGCCGCGACCGGTCCAGCCCTTGTTGCGGCGGCCGGACTGGCCAGCGGCATAGCTGCGCTCGAAGCCTTCCAGCGAGGCACGCGCGGCAGCGCGGCGCAGGCCGGCCTGCGGCGAGAACACCGAGATGAGGCGGTCGAGCGCGTTCATTCAGGTGCCGCCATGGTATTCGGTGAACATTGCGCCGGAGGTCGATCCCTTGACCTCGACCTCCATGCGCGCCAGCACGCGTTCCATCTCGGACATCGAGCGGAAGGTGGTCAGCGTCTCGCCGTGCTTGAAAGTCAGCACGCCTGACGACATCGCCTTCTTCAGCGTGTCGATGTCGGTCTGCGTCCAGGCCATCGGATCAATCCCAGAAAGAGGCTTCGGCCGGCTGCTCGACTGAAGCCTGCTGTTTCGGTGTTTCGGGCGCCCGCATCTGCACCTGCAGGATCTCAGGGGCGAAAAAGTCGAAATCCTTGGGGAAACCACGATCGGCGGCGATCTTGCGCCACTGGTCGGCGGTCATGCGCGACAGGCCGAGATAGTCGGCAAGCGCTGAATTGTAGACTTCGCAATCGAGGAGATGGTTTTCCTCACCGCGGCGCACCGTCCAGACACGCCGCACACGGCCGCGAAACGTCTCGTTGGACAGATACTCTGAGGTGATCTGGCGGAAATACACCTCGTCCTGCCAGAAACCGAAATGGATATAGCCTGACGGGTTGGCCGGTTGGCCGGCGGCGATGCCTTCCTTGCGCAGGTCGGCGTAGAAGGCACCTTTCAGCGACCAAGTGCCGACCGCCCAGACCATGGCACCGTTGCGGATGCGCTTGCCCTTGAAATCGATGTCGACCGGCGATGGCTGGCCCAGCGCCGGGCGGCTCCATCCGTCGACACCCTTGAGGGCGAAGGTCGCCGCCTTGCCGCGCACCCAGGAGTAGACGACATGGCTGCGGTAGCCGCTGTCGATGCCGAACAGGTCGACGGCGCGCGTCTTGCCGTAGGCATCCGGCCACTGCTTGGTGCGGATCTTCTCCAGTTCGAGGAAGGCGCCGGCATGCGGATCGTCGGTGGCGCCGTCGATATAGCCAGCGTCGACAACCCAGCTCTGGCGGTCGGGCGCATAGGCTCGCACCGACCACCAGATGCCGTTCATCTGCACGTCGGCCGCACCGGTCAGCATCAGGCCGGCGGCCGGGATGTGGCCACGCTTCAGGCTATGATCGCGGCGCTTCATCAGCCCGACATGGTCGGGCGCGTCGCCCTTGATGTCGAACGGCAGGCCGAGCGTCAGGTTTTCGAAGGTCTTGAGCTTCTGCGGGTCGCCATTGGCTGTGACGAATTCGTCTGCGATCACATCCCAAGGCACGAAGGGCGAAGTCAGCGCGTCGAAATGATAGCTCGGATAATCACCCGGCTTCTTGTCGGTGGCGATCCACCGGCCCTTGCGCATCAGCGCAACTTTTTCGTCGCCCTCGACGATGGTGCCGCAACAGGGCGTAACGTAGTGCGCCTTGTAGGGGTAGCTATCGTTGAACTTGAAATGCGTACGGTCGAAGATGAAGCGGAACATGTCACCGCAACCGGGGCATGGCATGTGCCAGTAGCGCTGGTCGCCGGCCTTGAAATAGGCGTCGATCTTGGACGCGCCCTTGACGGTCGGGGTCGAGTTGTAAACCCGCTTCCACTCGCCTGACATCAGGAAGGATATCTGCCTGGCCTTCACCATGCCGATCGGATCGCCCTGGCCGTCGAGATCGTCAGGGTATTCGTCGACCTCGTCGAGATAGGCGACCTTGATCGTCTTCGACCGCAGGTCCGCCGCCGATGTGGCGATGGCCAGCGTCAGCGAGCCGCCAGGGTAGACTTTCGACGTGACGGTCGATGACCCGCCGGCGCGGCTGGTCTGCGAACGAACCTTGCGGTTAAGGGCTTTCGACTTCTCCAGCGCCGGCTGAAGCTTGTCGCGGTTGAAGTCGGACAGCGCGCCGGTGGTCGGCTGGACGATCATGATCCGGCATGGGTCCTGGTCGATCATATGGCCGCAGGCGGCGATGATCAGCGTGGTGAAGCCGGTCTGCGAACTTTTACGGATGGCGATTTCGTTGACGCCGGACTCCATCGCCATCATGTCGAGCGGTTCGATGATGTAGGGCGTCAGCGACGAATCCCACAGTTCGCCCGACTTCGGCCCGTCCGGCACCACCAGGTTGGCCTTGGCCCACGCGGACGGCAAGGCGCGGTCCGGCGGCATGATGATCGACGCAAGCGCACCGGCGACGACAGCCAGCGCCGATCGCTTGAACGCCAGCTTCATCAGGGTAATCCCGAAAATGGTTTAGTCGTTGTCGCCGAGGTCGAATTCGGTGGCGCCGTTGTCCTCATCGGCACGGCCTTCGCTGGCGATCAGGGTCAGCGCCTCGCCGGCCTTGCGGCGCAGCTGATGCTCAATCTCGCGCAGTTTGCGGCGCATCGCCGGTTCGCCGTCCTTGGCCGCCGCCATCAGGTCCGGCGCGAAGGTGGCCAGTTGCCCGAGCGACCGCACGATCGCCTCGCCGGCCTTGATCATCGCCAGCTCGACCGACTTGACCGGCACAAGGTTGCCGAGCCGTTCGTTGACATCGAGTGCTGAGCGTCGGGCTTCCCACTGCGCCTTTTCAGTCTGCGCGTCGCGCATGGCGCTCGGCGGTTCGGACCGTTCGGCCTTGACTGTCTCGGCCGCCTGTTCGCGGTAGGCGTCGCCGGCAACACCGACCGCCTTGTCGTATGCTGCCAGATCCACCAGGCGCTCGCGGCCCTGGCGGCGCGTCGTCACCAGGCCTTCGCGTTCGTAGCGGTCGACCCGCTTCTTCACCGCGACTTTGCTGACCCCCTTGATCGCCGCGATTTCCGACAGCGACTTCCAGACGCCTTCCGGCATCAACGGTGCGCTGGTCACAAGCATTCCTCGGTAAACCGTTTACCCGCCATCGTTAACATCGTTAACCCGGTTTTCCGGCATGTCTGACTAGAAAACCCTCGCGCTACCGCCGTCCCGCATACAGTTTGGGGCGGGGAAGGACCCGTGACGGGGGGGGGTGCCGGGCGCGCGTCGGGGGTGCCGAAACGAGAACACCCCGCGACCGGTGCCGGTGGCGGGGTGTTCGATGCTTTTTATCCGTGACAAGACATCCACCAAATCGCTGCACGCGTCAAGCGGGTGCTGCATTCTTTTTATTGAACAGCTTGAACCATGACGGGAAGCGCCTTGCCATCAGCGCATCGGCCTTGTCCTGCTGCGCCTTGAGCAGCACCGCATCGCCGACGAGATCGGCTAGCACACGTGACGATGGCATGGGTGTCAGCCATGGTGCCACCGGTATGGTCGAGGGCAGCATGACCACGTCCTGCATGCGGTGCGCCACCGCGTCGTGCACCATGGCCAGTGCCGACAGCCATATCTCATGCTCTGCCCTGGCAATGATGGCGTTGACCGGATCGGGATCGAGGTAGGGCTTGGTGTAGGCACCAGGCAGCGCATCACCACGCTTGTCGACGCCATTGACCTCGATCATGCGCGCCACCGTCTCATCGCAGCCGTCGATATGCCTGCCCGTCAGCTGGTCCTGCGTGACCTGCAGATAGTAGCGCGGCTTGCCGTTGCCATGCCGCTCGATCTCCTGCGTGACAGCGTCGAGCTGCATGCCATCCGCATCCCAGCCCATCACCGCACGCCTGATGATCAGTTCGGAAGGCTTCAACCGCAGCGTCACCCTGCCCTGCCCGTCCTCATGCGTCATGCGCCGCCAAGCATCGCTGACCGCCTTGGCGCCAAGGCCGGCGAAGCGGTCAAGCTCGGGCGCAGGGCGCCAGTCCTCGGGCAGGTCGAGCGCATAGTCGTCGAGCGCCATCACCGCATCGCCGATCGCCTGCGCATCCTCGCAGGGCCAGCTGTCGGCGGAAAAGTCCGGCACCGCACCGAAGGCGTTGACGCCGAACGCATCGACCAGCGACAGCAGTTCAGCGAAACGCCCGGTGCTGTCCCATCCGCCAGCCATCGCCATCGGCTTGTCCTGCCGCCTCGGCACCTTGGGCAGTTCATCCCGCCATGCCCATGCGATGACATCCTCGACCGGCCCGCTGCGTTTTCCCGCCGCATTGCGGCTCAAAGGGCGGTTCCTGCTGGTCACAAAGCCCAGATCAGCACCATCTGCACCCATTTTCATTATCTGCACCCTTTCCTTAAGTAGCTAAACCCTTGTTTTCGCAAGCAAAACAACAATAGAAAAACGCGATGGTGCAGATGGTGAGGGTAATCTGAGATAACGCATATGACAGGCAACCATGCTGCCCTATCCCCCTTGCCGAGACATCATATGCGTACCCGGAAATAACCGGCACCATCGGCACCATCTGCACAACCGATTGATTTCCCTATCCCTTTCACGGTGCCGATCCAGCGACGATGCCCGTGCATCAGCACCATCAGCACCGCCAAAGGGTGCCGACAGACCCGATGCCAAGCCTCGCAGCGCGAAGCCTGACCAAGGGGAAAAGGGAAAAGCGCGATCACGGGATCTTGCCCTCGCGCGCCAGACGCTCGATCAGGTCGATGCGCATGCCGATCCATCGCATGACGTTGACGGCCATCGAGTTGCCGTAGCCTCGGAATTGCGGACCATTGGGACACTCTTCCGGTGGCTTGCCTCGCCATGGAATTCGATACGCGCCAAGCGATCCCGTAGGATGCAGCGCTTCCCGCAACGATGCCGGCACCGCGCCAGCCGCCGGCGGGCACGCCGACGACGCGTCCGGTGAGGAAGCCCAGAAAGTCAGCAAAGTCTCGTCCGGCGGCGCTGGAGAAGACGCCGGGGACATTTTCCCAGACGACCCAGCGGGCGCCAAGGCGCTTAGCCAAGCGGACATACTCAAGGGCAAGGTTGCCGCGCGGATCATCCAGGCCGAGACGCTTTCCAGCGACGGAGAAGGATTGGCAGGGTGTCCCGCCGACGAGAAGATCGACAGGTCCAGCGTCGCCTGGGATGGATGTGAAATCGCCATGGTTCGGCACTCCGTTCTTGGAAAGCGGCTCGCCCGGCAGGTTCGAGCCGTAGTGATGCGCAAGCACGGCGGACGGGAACGCCTCGATCTCGGAAAAGAATTTCGGCCGCCAGCCGAGCGGCTCCCATGCGACCGACGCCGCCTCGATGCCAGAACAGACCGAGCCATAGGTCAGCGTCATCGCCCATCCTCCCCATATCCACCATGGCCTGGATCACCGCCGCCCTGGCTTTGCCATTCCGGCCTGATGCCGATGCCGCGATAGAAGGTTTCGCCATGCGACCGCTGGCGCTGGAACTGCTTCATCTGCCCGTCCGGCCCCTCGAAGCTGCGCTCGGCCGACTTGGCGAAGCGCTTTTCGAAGGTCGAGCGGTTGAAGGCGAAGACGCCTTCCGATGCCGCGAATTTCTCGAAGGCGTGATAGAGGTCGATCGGCTTTTCCTTGTCGTCGGGGTTGCCGGTGACATGGCAGGCCATGCGGATGAAGGTGCCGATGGCGTCGCTTTCCTGGCGGTATTCGTTCGACGCCGCGCGCACGCCCTCGGGGATCTCCAGCCCGTGGTTGAGATAGTCGACGGCGCCTTCGACCATCCAGGCGAAGACGGCGGCGGCCTCGGCGCGTAGCTTTCTGGGAAGCGCGCGGTCGGTGTCGCCCTCGGCGATCTGGATCGTCCACGGCACCAGCAGCAGGCGGCGCCAGATGCCGTCGGAATCATCGTCGATGCGCGGCTTGTGGTTGCCCGACAGCACGATCTTGAAATGCGGGTCGACCTCGAAGAAATCCTTGTGGAGGCGCCGCACCGGGATCTTCTCGCCGCCGGTCAGCGTCTTGATCAGCGCGTCCTTGAGCTTGACGCCAGCCTCCGGTTCCGATGCCGCCACCAGCCGCGCGCCGGGCAGCCGGGCAAGGTCGGGCGTCGCCTCGCCGCCGCCGCGCTTGTTGTCGCCGGAAAAGCTGTCGATCGACAGCGTCACCGCATAGTCGCCCATGATGAAGCAAAGCAGGTCGACGAAGGTCGACTTGCCGTTGCGGCCGGCGCCGTAGAAGAACAGCATCACCTGCTCGATCGTCAGCCCGGTCAAGAGATAGCCGCAGAAGCGTTTCAGGAAGGCACGGATCGCCGGATCGGGCTGCACCTTGATCAGGAACTTCTTGAACTCCGGCATGTCGGGCCTGGCCTCGGCATCCCATTCGGCCTCGACCATCTTGGTGATGAAATCGCCCTGGCGGTGCTCGCGCAGCCGCGCGCGCCATTGCGTGCTGAACCTTGGATCGTCGGGATCGCTTTCCTGATCCTCGATCTCGGCCTGGTGGAATTCGATCGTGCCGTTGCGGCAGTTCACCCAGTATCGTTCTTTGTTGAGATCCTGCACCTTGGCAGCCATGTAGGGCTGGCTTTCGCAGAGCAGATTGTTGAGCTTCGACGATCCGGCCGTCGACTTGGCATGGCGACGGCGCGAACCGATCCGGGCGCCAAACTGCTCGGCGATGCGCTTTGCCGCCTCGACCGCCATCTCGTAATCACGCTTGCGGGCCACGGCGTCGAGGTCAGGCAGGCGCTTGCTCTTGTCGGCCTCCATGCGCGCCAGCGCTTCCGCCGCCACCTCGCCAGCCGCCATGATCGCCTGCTCGTCGTCGCTCGGCGCGATGGCGCCGGCTTCCTTGCGGATCGCCTCGGCGGTCTTGTGCGCCAGCTGACGGATCAGCGAGCCGTCCTCGTCTTCCTTCCAGCGCTTGCCGTCGAAGACATGCCAGCCGATATGCGCCACGCAGATGGCAATGTGGCTGGCCGCACCGGCATGCTCTTTCGCCAGGTCGCCGAAGCGGCGGCGAAGCCGGCGGCCGTTGCCGATGTCGGTTTCCGGCTCGGCCGCGCAGGCGGCGAGCAAAAGATGCTCGGGCGTCGGCTCGCCATCGTCGCCTTCTGGCGGCGGCAGGTCATCGTCCGGCAAATCCGGCTGGAAGTCGTCATCCCCCTGCATGCAGTCAGCCGCCCATCCGCCCCATGCGCACGCGCGTCGTCACGCTGCGCAGATACGGCCGTTCATCGAGCACAGCGCTTGGCCGACGCCACGACTGCCGGCCGGCGCGCTCGCTGCGATCCTCCTGGCGGAAATTCGACGCCATGCGGTTAATCGCCTGGAAGACGCGCAGATCCTTGGCAGTGGCGCGATCGAACCGGTGCGCCATGTAGAGGTCATAAAGCTCGGCGCCACGCTGCTTGCGACGGTTGTTCCAGTCGCTGCGGCACTTGTCCGAACAGAATTCCCCATCTCGGGACGTCCCCTCGCCGCATTCAAGGCAAGCGTGTACACGCGCCATCAGGCAACACCCTCCAGGCGGGATGCCGCCTCGTCAGTGCCCACTGGCGCGTCGTCGGCCTCGTCGTCGCTGTCCTGCGGCGCCAGCGAAGCCAGCGCGTCAGCCGAAACCGCCGCAATCTCGCGCGTCATGTTGATGCGCGCCTGGCGGAAGTACTTGTCCTTCAGCTCGAAGCCGAGGCCGCGCCGGCCCGATTGCACCGCCGCCCAGACTTCCGAGCCGATGCCGAGGAACGGCGTGAAGACGATGTCGCCGGGGTTGGACCACAAATCGATGCAGCGCTCGATGACGTCCAGCTGCAGCGGCGCGATATGCGCCTCGTCGCCGGCATCCTTGGCCGTCAGGTACTGCAGGGTGCGGGATTGGCGGATATCCATCCACACCGGCGAGGCATAGCGCTGCCACACCTCGATCGAAAACCAGTTGCGGCTGTCATTGTCGGTCGTGAATTTCGCAAAGTCCGGCCCGTCACCTTCGCCGACATAGCGCTTCAGCGCACCGCTGACCGGCTCGGGATTGTCGCCGGGCTTGCGGAAGGCGACGATGTAATCGGCCAGCGCCTGGCCGGAGATGGTCGAATCCTTCACCACCTGCTTGTGGTTGAGCCGGTGCGATTTCGACCGCGCCTGCGCCACCACGGCATTCTTCCAGATGCAGACCTCGGAATGGAACTGCCAGCCGGCATCCTGCCAGGCGCGGATCACCTCGCCGCGGAAATCGCGCATGCCGATGAAACCGTCGCGGCGCTTCGAGGTCGGCAGCTGCATGACATGCACCGCCTGGATGCGGCCGGGCATGGTGATGCGCAGCATTTCCGAGATCAGAAACTGATAATGCTGCCAGAAGGTTGCGCCTTCAGAATTCGACAGGTCGCGATCCGAGCCGGAGAATTTGTAGAGGCCCTCGAAGGGCGGCGAATGGACACCGAAATGCACGCTGTCGCCCGGCACCGCCCGGATCAGTTCGCAGCTGTCGCCTTGATAGATGGCGTAGCGGTCGGTGACGTCCTGATCGACGGCTTTGATGGCGGGAAGCTTTTTCATGAGGCGCCACCGGTCGAGCGGATGGCGAACTGCTCGATGTCCCGCACGATATTGCCCCAGAGGCTGTCGGGCACCCATGCTCGATCTTGTTGTCGGGCGTACTCGATGCATTTCAGATACGCCGCAGCCTCTGACGACTGAGGTGGCGTCCTCCCGATAAGATCGGCGTAGACGCTAACCGCAAATGCTTCGATGCTCGTCTTGCGGTGTCGATCGGCGCGTCCTCTTGACCTGCCATCCGCTATCAACAACGCTTCAGGCCCATCCTGAAGGCTCGGGCGTCCGTAGCTGTCAAACGAGATGACGGTGATAAATGCCTGCGGCCTTGCGTCCATGAATTCGCGAAGCGTCGCAGCAAGAGCGGGCTGTTTGAACGGTCCTTTGCGCTCCGGCACGCAACGCGGTTCACGCAATTCGAGCCATACAACTTGATCATCGCTCATGCGAATTCCTCCCATGCCGGCAGCCGCAACTTCTGTTTCGGCTGGTAATCGTGCCGCTCCAGCGCCGCACCGCGCACCGCGACCGACGACAGGTCGGCCATGTGCCGCACCATCGCCGCCGCCATGCGCTCGGCGTCGGCTTCCTTGCGGTCGAGATTGGCGATGATCGCGCCCTCGGTGTCGGCGGCGATGAAATGGACCATGACGGGCCGCTTCTGGCCAAACCGCCAGCATCGTCTGACGGCTTGGTAGACCTGCTCGAAACTGTCGTTCAGGCCGACGAAAACCATGTTGGCGCAGAGCTGAAAGTTAAGGCCGAAGCCGAGCATCGACGGCTTGCTGATCATGATCGGCCGCTCGCGCGCCAGCCATCGGGCAATGGCACGCTCATTCTCGGCATCGCTGGCGGACCCGCGAACCGAGAGACAGCGCGAACCGAAAGCCGCCTCTAGGGCATCATGCTCCGAATTGAGGTTGCACCAGACGAGCCAAGGCTCATTTCCTGGAAGCGAGGATATAGCCGATCGCCCGGTCGAGCCGGTCGACGTCGTCGGCGAATTTGCCAAGTCCGATGTTGCAGGATGAGCAGAGCAATCCCCTGACATCTCCTGTGTCGTGGCAATGGTCGACGTGAAGTTTCCAGCCTCGCCTGTCGGCCCTGTCAATGCCGCAGATGGCGCATCCGCCACCTTGTGCGGCAAGCATCCGGTCATATTCTTCGGTGCTGATTCCGAAGCTGGATCGCAGTCGTGCGTTGCGCTTTGCGGCTGGGTCGCGCAACCGGGCTGATGCCTTGGCGGATTCCCTGTATTCGTCGTCGCTGGCGTATCGCTCGCGTCGACGCTCGTTGCGCCTGTCGGCTGTCTCTTCGCGATATCGCTTGATGTGGTCGCCGTTTCTGGCTGCCCACTCGCGGTTGTATTCCGCTCGCTTATCTTTGTCGGTTCCGTTGCCCTGAGCATTTCGCTTGGCGCGATACTCGGGATCGGCTTTTGCTTTTTCGCGACGGCGCTTGGCGTATTCTGGCTTCCACATGGGTCCATATTGCCTTCGGAAAGCGCTTTCGTCACGATCTCGACCGCCTTTTTTACGCGATCATCCCTGGTGTCTTTGCGAGCCGTCTGGCGTTCGTGCAGCGTCTTCGCCTGCACCGGCAGCAGCGAGAACTGGCCGGCGTCTTCCCAATGCGAACCGGTCTCGACGACATGCAGGCGCTTGGTCAGCGGCGGCAGCTCATAGCCCTCGTCGGAATAGCCGAGGTCGGACGGCTTGCGCAGCATCACCGCCCACGATGCCATCCATCGCCAGAAATCATTCTCGGCGTGGCCCTTCAGCCGCCAGTTGCGCCTTTCCGAACCGTCATGGGTGAAGAACGTCGCCAGCATCGAGAAATAGGACATCACGCCAAGGAATTCGGCATGGTTGCCCAGCTCCATGAAGTCGTTCGGCGCCGGCGTCGCGGTGGCGGCCAGTCGGAACGGGATCGGCTTCGCCAGTTCGATCAGCTTTGTCCGGTAATGCCCGTCATAGCTTTTCAGGATCGAGCTTTCGTCGAGCGCGATGCCGCCATAGTTCGTCAGGTCGAACTGGTCGAGCTTCTGGTAATTCGTTATGACCGTCTCGTCGGCAACGCCGTCGCGCGTCACCACCTTGGCCGACAGGCCGAATTCGCGGGCCTCGCGCTCGTGCTGGTGGCTGACCGCCAGCGGCGCCAAGAGCAGCGTCGGCTTGCCGGTATGGTTGGCGACGACGCGCGCCCAGACCAGCTCCATCAGCGTCTTGCCAAGCCCGGTGCCGGCGAAGACCGCAGCCCTGCCCCGCCGCAGCGACCATCGCACGATGTCGCGCTGATGCGGAAAGAGAAAATCCGGCAGTTCCGGCAGCGTCACCAGCCCGCTGGCGACATCGGCGACGCGCTTCTGCGCGAGGAAATCGTGATAGGCCTGCAGCGTCATGCCGGCACCGCCCGGCGCTGGCGATTATCGATCTCCCCACCTGTGGGGGAGATGGCCGGCAGGCCAGAGGGGGGCGCCTCGCGATGCGCGCTGTTGAAATGGCGCCGGCAATACGGCACCGTTCCCGCCGCTTCCGAGCGCTCGGCGCCGCACACCGGCATGTCAGGCCCATCCGGCCCGAACGGGTCGCCGATGAAGTGCAGGCACTTTTTCGCGGTGACCGCGTCGAGGAAGGCGACCGGCAGCGTCGCCGGCAGACTGGCGCAAGGCACGTAGACCTGCGGCCGTTCGAACACCAGCACCGGCTTCGGCGGGCGCGGCGCCGGGCGGGTGCGGCGCGGCGCCTCCCGCTTCGGGCGATCATTGCCGGCTGGCCGCGTCAGTCTGCCGCCATCGCCATGCAGGCGGTGGATCTTGCCGATGATGGAATTGCGGCCGCGCCCCATCTTGGCGCCGATCTGGCTGGCGGAAAACCCTTCGCCGGCCAGCCTGCGCAGCGTCTCGATCTCGGCCTGGCTCCACTCGCTCATGATTGGTCCCCTATCGAAAAGACATGGTAGATCGCCGGCGTGCGGTGGCTGGCCGGCCTGACTTGCCTGATCAGCCCGCGACGCATCAGCTTTTGTTGAAAGGTCTTGACCGAGGCCGGCGCCACGCCAGCCGCATCGGCGAGCCCCAGCACCGACATCTGCACGTGGCCGTTGCCGTCCTTGGCGCAATCCATCGCCCGGTACAGGCGCAGCGCCGTCACCGTGATGCCGACGCTTTTGGCCACGTCGAAATCGCGCGTCACATCGGCAGGCGCCGTCGACGGCGGCGGCGCGGCCGGCGCCGTTTGTGCCGTCAGGATGGCCTCGAAATGCTTCTGCACGAAGCTGGTCGCGCTCAGGCCGGCGGCCTTCGCCGCCTTCTCTATTCGTGCATTGGTCAGCCGGTCGCACTTGACCGAGAAGCGAAACCAGATGCCCGCCGGTTCCGGCGTCGACAGCGATCCGCCCGTCATGAAGCCCTCACGGTGCGCCTGATCTCCCCCCTTGAGGGGGAGATGGCCGGCAGGCCAGAGGGGGTCGGTTCGACCGGTTGAGAGGCCGGTGGCGCCAGCGCTTCACGTCTGGCGACCCCCTCTGTCGGCTTTGCCGACATCTCCCCCTCAAGGGGGGAGAGTGTGCGGCGCATTTCACGAAGCACATCGTTGAAATCCTGCCCGTCCGGTGCCCAGTCGATGACGGCGTCATGGCCGGTCAGCTCGAAACGGTTGCGGGCGCGCAGCATTGCCGCCTGCGTGGTGAAGCGGTCGCTGTCGCTGTCGCCGAGCAAGATCAGCCGCTCGAAATCGTCGGCCGGGATCTGCAGACAGTCGGTGTCGGACAGGTCCGGCTCATGGCCGCCGACCTTCTGGCGCCGTTTGCGGCCAATCCTGTCGGTCATGGTCAGCGACGGATGCGGGATCATCTCGGCCGCCTTGCCGGCGATGTTGCCGATGTTCAGTCCGCAGAGCAGCGTCGCGTCCATGCCTGCGTTGATTGCCGCCCAGGACAGCACCGTCTCGATGCCCTCGCCGAGCACGCAGACGCCGCCCAGCGGTTCTGTCAGCGGCTCGATGAAGCGAAGCACGATCTTGCCGCCCTTTTGCGAGCCCTCGACCTTCTTGGCGTCCAGCACATCGTCGCTGTCGGGATCGGCGATTGCCGCCTTGCCGTTGGCGCGGGAAAAATCAAGCCAGGTGCGGTGAACGCCGATGAAGTGGCCGTCCGGCCTGGTGATCGCGGCCATCATGGCCGGCCCGGTGTGGATGACCTTGAATTCGTCGCCGCCTTTGGCGCGATGCCAATAAGGCAGGGCCGACACTTCGCGCAGCGCCTTGATCTTCCATGCGGGGAAAGGGATCGCACGCAGCGAAAAATAATCGCGCACCCAATGACCGCCGCGCTCGGGCTCTATCGGCGCGCCGTTCTGCCAGATGCGCCAGGCGCGGCGCCGTGCCTTTTCGCGCCAGACATTTTTATCCGCGTCGCTCTGCTCCGGCGCACGCTTGGCCGTAGCCAGCGGCTTTTCGCCGGTCAGCTGCTCGATCGCCTCGGCGAAGCTGCATTGGTGCACATGCTGCACCAGGGCGATCGGATCGCCGCCGGCGGTCGAGGTCCGGCATAGGAAAACGTTCTTGGCCTTGTCGATGGAAAACCGGTCGCGCCCGCCGCAGACCGGGCACGGCACACCGCGCTCGTCGATCTTCACCGCCTCGGCAGCACCCAGCGCCAGCGCGACGTCGACGATCGACATGTCACGCGCGCGGGATACGGTTTCCGCCGGGATCATTGCATCGTCCCCGGAAACCGCATCTGCAGACCGATCCGCAGGTCGCCAATGACCGCATCAAGGCCGCGATTGGCATCGTCGAGATCGCGGGCAAGATCCGCGACCATGTTCATGACAACGGTTTCCAGCGCCGCCATCGCGTCGACCGGATGCATGCCCTCGACGGCCTTCAGGACGCGCTTTGAAGCCTTGCGAATTTCGGCGCGATCGGCAGCCATCACGATCCCCTTCCCGGCACGAACAGGCAGAGCGTGCGGCTGTCGTCGCGACCCTGGACGCTGCACCAGTGGAAGCGGCCGTCAGGGCTTTGCCTGACCTTCGGATCGGTCATTGGGATCAGTTCGCCGGTCTTGCGGATCTCGTAGCCGCGCGCGCCCTCGACGATGTCGGCGTCGTTCACCTCGCGGCAGTCGATGCCGGAACAGCAGCCGATCGGATAGGCCCAGCCGGTCGGCGCGTCGTGCGGCCATGCGCGGCCATGCGTGCCGGCCAGCACCAGGCCGGCGAGCAGGCCGGAGACGGCAAGGGTGCCGATGAAGGAGCGGACGGGCTGGCGCTGCATCTATTTCGTGCCCCCGACCACCGACAGCCCGTTGGCGCGCGCGGTTGCGGCGGCGCGGCGCAGGTCGGACACGGCGCTTTCCAGCGAGGCGGCCGAGCGGTCGATGCCTGCGGCCTCGGAAGGCGTCAGCCGGCCATCGGCGAAGGCGATGGCGCCCTTGGCCATCAGCTCGCCGGCCTGCACCACCACCTCGGCATGGCTGGCCATGATCGAGGCATTGGCGGCGTCGCCGATCTCGGCGTCGGCCAGGCGGCGGCCGTTGAGTTCGGCCATCACCGCCGTCACCAGCGGCGCCGCGCATTCGGCCTCCAGCAGCAGCACCGCCGGCAGCGGCATCAGGTCGGGATCGCCGGCATTGTTGAACCGCCCCATCTGGCTTTTCGACATCGATGACAGGTCGGCCGAGCGTTCGATACCGCCGGCGCGTGCGATCAGGTCGCGCTGCGCGGCTTTCAGCCGATAGAACCAGGCGGTGGGCAAGGCATCCGACATTTTCTCGACCTCTGGACAAGAGTTCCCGCGCCGGGAAAACCCGGCGGCGTTTCCCGTAGTGGGAAGGTGTGGATGGTGATTACGTTAGTGATGTCTAAACAAAGGAGGCCCACATGCTCTGCCGCTCATTCCGCCGTCTCCTCGATCTTGCGATGGGAAAGGCCGGTCCCGGCCTGGGAGGCATTGGGGAAAACGGGACCGGCCGCGACACCGAGGGGTGCGGCGTCGAAATCGTCAGGGTTGCCGGCGGCGGGCCGCTGCGGCTCACCGACCGGTTCAGCCGTCACCGGCTCGGTCACATCAATGGGAATTTCGAAGAACCAGGCATCGTCCCAGGCGATGCCGCGCGCGATGGCAGCCTCGCGGATGGCCGTCATATCGTCGAGTGACGGCGCGACGCCGGTCTCCCATCGCGACACGCTGGCCTGCGCGACGCCGGCCAGAACTGCGAATTCAGCTTGGGTAACCCCGAAGATATGGACACGGATATGTCTGATGGCGCTCATGACGACGCATATTATGCGCAAACGGATAGTTCGCAAGCGGAAAATTATGCGCGAACGGATTTTTCTTTATCCGTGGCCCGTGCCAGCGTTCCGGCCATGACCATCGAAGAGAAGTTGCGCGCCATCATGAAGGCGACCGGCTGGAAGCAGCAGAAACTGGCGGAGGTGTTTTCCGTCGGCCAGTCGACGATCAACCGCTGGCTGGTCCAGGGCGCCGAGCCGCGCGGTGACCATCGCGACGGCATCGACCTGGTCTACAGGCAGATCGTCGAGAGCGGCCGGGCGGAGGGCGAACGCCCGATCCGCGGCGACCAGGAGATCCTGGCCGCGCTGCGCCGCATCGAAGGCCTCACAAACAGAGACATCGACGTCGCCTTCGCGGTGATTTCCAATGCGTTGAAAGCTAACGCGGGCGGATCAGAACAATCTGGTGCTGATGATCTATCTCAACCCGCCATGCCCCGCCGTGAATCGTTGCCATCGCGCTAGCGATCGAGGCGGCGTCGCGCTCGATGCGCAACGCCGGATCAAGTGGCCAGATACCGAATGCCATGGCGCGCAACGTTTGCAGCGCGTCTTCGCCGCGCGTTTTCTCACGTGGCATGTAGTGGATCATTTCTGAAATCCCGAGCCCCGAGGCTTGCGAATAGGAACAATTTCCTTCTCCTTTGTCAACACCGTTGCTGGCGGCGCGGTGTCCCGTTTTGATACGAATTCTACGAATACAACTATTGACGGTCGCTCACTGCTTTATTTCAAAGTGTAACGATGACCTGTGGATAGCGGGGAAAACATATAGCATGTATGGGACATTTGTAGCAGCGGTGGACTGATTTCCGGCGCCGGCAATTCCGTCCATAAAGTCGGACATGCCGCCGCCAGACCGCCTCACCATCCATATCCGCCTGTCGCCCTCGATGGTGCGGCACCTGAAGATCGCGGCGGCCGATAGCGGCCGCAGCATGAATGCCGAGATCGCGGCACGGCTCGACCGGTCCTTTTCGCCCGGCGACGATGATCGCCGCAGGGCTGCGGGTCTGCTGGCCGAGGCGCTGGCAATCCTCGACAAGGGGCAGATGGACTAAAGTCCAAGCTCGCGCGGCCATCTCTCCCCCAGAAAGTTTTATCCGTTTGCGCATTTTTCTGTGTTGACTGTTATCCGTTTGCGCATATTATCCGCTTTCGTCAACCCCGATGGAGGCGCGCCGTGCATCAAACCCGCAGTCAATCCGAAACCGCCGCGCCGATCCCTGCCAGCCTCGCCGGCAGGCCTGGCCATCGCTTCAGCGACGCCCGCCGCGTCGAGCATCCCGAAGCCGGCAGCGGCGGGCGCAACCCCCGCGCGATCGAACTGGCCGACGCCCTGGCCGAGATCGCCGGCTGCGGCAACGGCGCCACCGAAAAGGATCTCTCCGTGCTCGGCTTTTCGGTCGGCGAGATCCTCGCCCATCTGCCGGAAGCCAAGCTGATCCTCGCCGAAAGCTTCGTCCGCGACATCGCCCCGATCGGCGACCGCGTACCGCAGATCATCGAAAAGGCAATTGCCAGCGCCGCGCACATCATGCCGAAGACGGCCGGGCTGGACGAAACCAGTGAGGATGCCGCGCAAGAGCTTTGGCAGCGCTATTGCAAGGCGCGCTCCGCATTCAAGCTCGACCCGTGGTGGTCGCAATCCGAACGCGCCATCGGCTTCCTGAAATCCTTCCTGCGCCGCCTGCCGCTGCTCGAACGCGAGGCCAACCGCGTCATCTACGCCGTCGCCGCCGAACAGAAGGCGACCGTGCACCGGGGCGAGCACATATGAAGACGCAACTGGTTTTCGAAGACGGCCGCAAGATCAAGCGCCGGGCACTCTCCCCCCTTGAGGGGGAGATGTCGGCGCAGCCGACAGAGGGGGTCGCCGGCCGTGAAGCGCCGGCGCCATCTGGCCCTCAACCGGTCGAACCGACCCCCTCTGGCCTGCCGGCCATCTCCCCCTCAAGGGGGGAGAAAGCTCCCGACCATTCTTATTGGAAGCAGACCATCACCGGCCGCGCCTTTCCGATGACCGGTTTTTCCGCGCTCGACATCGACCTGCATGGCGACGTCGCCGAGGGCCTGGCGCGCATCTGCCGCTTTGGCGGCCATGTGCCTGGCAACACCTATTGCGTGGCGCAGCACTGTGTCGTCGGCGCCGATGCGGCGATGGAGGAAACCCGCGATGCCAACATCGCGGCCTACTTCCTGCTGCATGACGCGCATGAATTCGTCTTCGGCGACATGACGACGCCGGTGGCCAAATGGCTGGCGACGATCGCCGCCGAACTCTATGGCGGCGCGGCGCACGGCATGGTCGAGACGCTGATCGCCACCGCCAAGGCGCGGCTCGACATGGCGATCTGGCGCGCCGCCGGCCTGCCGCCGCCGGCCAAGACCTACCGCGCGGCAATCGCCGATTTCGACCTGCGCATGCTGGCGACCGAGCAGCGGCAATTGCTGATGCCGGCGCCGAAGAGCTGGGGCGCACGAATAGACCAGGCCAGGCCGATCAGGCTGCGCGGCGGGCTGACGGCATGGCCGGTGGCCAGGGCGGCGGAAGAATACCGCGACCGGCTGGCGAAGCTGTGCCCAAACGCCAGGAGGGTGTGATGCTGTCTCCCAAACTCGAAGAGATCTGCGATCTCATTGTCGAAGGGAAATGCCACGAAGCCTATGAAAAGGCCCGCGACTATTGCCCCGGCCTGATGACTTGGGAAGCGCGCGCCCGGTTGATTGCAGCGCGCAACGCACCGCAGGCCGGACCCTTCCCGTCCGAAGCCGAGATCGACGCGCGCCACGACCGTGCCGTCGCCAGCTACAAGGCCAGCGTCCAGGCGAATGCCGCTGCCGCAGTCGTCGCGAGGGCCGCCCGATGATCAAGTTTTCCGTCGCCGCCTTCGCCGAAGCCGCCAAGGCCATCCGCAACATTCCCGGCGGCTCGCGCAACATCGAGATCCTCGACCATGCGCGCCTCGAAGTGGCGAAGAAAAAACTGACCTTGACCATGTCCGACATGGACATCGAGGCCTGCGCGACGATTGCCTGCGAGGGGTCGGCGACGCTGTCGGCCATCCCGCGCGCCGTGCTTGATTTCTTCATCGCCCGTGACGGCTCTTTTAGTGGACAAGGCGGGGGCGACGATGCCGGCACGCTCGACTTCGACGCCGAGATGAAGACGGTCGTCGCCCGCTGCGGCAAGGGTCGGCTGACCATGCCGGTGCTGCCCGGTTCGGATTTCTTCCTGATCGGCGCCGGCGCGCAGGACTGGTCGTTCCAGATCCGCGCCAACGAACTGGTCGATCTGCTGCGCACCTGCGAAAAGGCGATGGACGAAACCCGCCACTACATCCAGGGCGTGCTGCTGCATGTCACCGACAGCGAATTGCGGGGCGCCGCCACCGACGGCCACCGCGTCCACGTCATCGGCGTCGACGCGCCTGAGCTGCAGGGCGACTTCCGGCCACGCGATGGCGGCTACCGCGGCGTCACCATCCCCGACCGCACGGTCAAGGAACTGATCCGCATCTTCGACGGCGACGAAAGCGAAGTGACCATTGCCGGCACCGCGGCGATCATCACCATTGAAGCGGAAGCGATCCGCGTCACCTCGAAGCTGATCGACGGCACTTTCCCGGAATACAACAGGCTGATGCAGGCGCCCGGCGCCTTCCGCATCTCAGTCCCTGCCAAGGCGCTCGACGCGGCGATCGGCAGGCTGCTGGTGCTGCCGCGCAAGGACGGCAAGGGCAAGGCAGAGACCGCCAGGCCGATCCGCATGACGCCGGTCGACGGCGGCCTGCGGCTGGAGATCAAGGGCAACGATTCCGACGCCGAGGATCTGATCGACTGCGAGGTCGAGGGATCAGGCGAGCCGATCGTCGTCAACTGCCGCTACATCAGGGACGCGCTCGCAGCCGCCGGCGGCTCAAAAGTCACCTTCGCGCCCTGCGCCGACAACCCGGTCGGCGTGCGCATGCTGCCCGACAGCGAGCGTTCTTCTTTTCTCCTCATGCAGATGCGCTTTTAACCGGAGATCGCCCAATGGCTGATGACATCACCGAGACTTCGCAGACCGTCGCCGCCGGCCAGCTGCGCGCCTTCATTGAGCGCATCGAGCGCCTGGAGGAGGAACGCGGCACCATCAACGAGGACATCTCCGAAGTCTACTCCGAAGCCAAGGGCACCGGCTTCGACGTGCCGGCCATGCGCGTGATCGTCGCCATGCGCCGCAAGGACCCGGCCGCCCGGCAGGAGGCCGAGACGATCCTTGAACTCTACATGGCCGCGCTGGGGATGGTGTGATGCTGACGCAAGCCAACATCGAGGCCGCCCGCAGGCTGTTCGACGAACGCAAGACCGCGCAGCGGGTGCGCGACCTCGTCACCACGCAGCGCGTCGCGCTGATGGCCGGCGACGGCAAGGACAGCAGCGAGATCGTGCTGTCGGCCGGCTACCTGGCCAAGATCATCGCCGATGTCACCGCCTCGCTCGATCAACAGATCGCCAACGCCAACCAGGCGCTGGTCGACATGGGAGTGGAACCATGAGCGCCTACCGCAATCACGCAACCGCTGACGGCTGGGTTGCCGTCATCGGCATCGTCATCGGCATCGTCTGCGCCTTCGCCTGGCTGGCGGTGCACTGATGGCGAAGAAAACCTTGGCCGAACTGGAACACGATCTGCTTGCGGCCAAGCAGATCTATGAGGATCGCCAGAAGATCACCAGTGCCGCGCACAATGAAGAAACCGATGCGCTCAACAAGCTGAACATCGCGCAGAAGGCTTTCCGAAGCCAGGTCGATGACATGCTCGATTCGATGCCGCGCGACAGCGACTGGCACCGCCAGCTAAACGAAAGGTTTGCCTGATGGCCGGCAGCGTCAACAAGGTCATCCTGGTCGGCAATCTCGGCGCCGATCCGGAAGTGCGCCGCAGCCATGCCGGCGACCCGATCGTCTCGTTCCGCATGGCGACCAGCGAAAGCTGGAAGGACAAGGACAGCGGCGAGCGCAAGGAACGCACCGAATGGCATTCGGTCGTCGTCTTCAACACCCAGCTGGCCGAAGTTGCCGAGAAATACCTGAAGAAGGGCATGAAGGTCTATGTCGAGGGCCAGCAGCAGACCCGCAAATGGACCAATCAGGACGGCATCGAGCGCTACACCACCGAAACGGTGCTGAACCGTTTTCGCGGCGAGATCCAGATGCTCGACAAGCTGCCGTCGAACCGCCCGCCCGGCGCCGAGGGTGCCGAAGACTATGGCAGCCAGCGATCACGCGAGACCGACGACCGCCGCGCGGTCGAGGAACGCACCCGCCAGGCGCAGGCCGGCCGCGGTGCCGGCGCTGTCGGCGGCGGAAGCCGCGAACTCGACGACGAGATCCCCTTCTGATGAACGCGCCGCTGTCCCGCCGCGAGCGCATCCGCATGCGCGTCATGGCCTGCGTCGAGATCGTCGACACCGGCTATGTCGACGCCAACGGCCAGCCGTCGCCCTGTCATCTGTGGACCGGTCAAGACAGCGGCAACGGGCGCGGCGGCGGTTATCCCCGCATGCCGCTCGATGGCCAGACGATGGCCGTCCACAAGGTCAGCTGGACCAACGAGAACGGCATCATCCCCGGCAAGAAGCAGCTCGACCACAAATGCCGCATGCGCCGCTGCGTGCGCGAGGATCACCTCGAAATGGTGACCCACAAGCAGAACCAGAAGCGACGCGATGAAGCGCGGCAATCGCGAAAGGGATAGGTCATGCCGGTAAAATATCTCCCCTGGATCACCCGCGACATGCTGCATGCGGAGCGCGAGGCGCGCTTCGTCTTCGGCGACAACACGCGGCGCGTCGGCCTTGGCGGCCAGGCAGCATCCATGCGCGGCGAGCCGAACGCGATCGGCGTTGCCACGCTCTATGCGCCGGGCCGCTACTATCGGCCGGATGATCCGCTGGCGCTCGCCACCGTCGTCGACGATCTCGGCGACGTCGCGCTGGCCCTCAATCAAGGCCTGACGATCTACGTCCCGACCGACGGTCTGGGCACCGGCCTTGCCCGTCTCCCTGAAAATGCACCCGCTCTGCACCGGCTGATCGTCGCGTTCTTCAGCGCCGCACCTGGCGAGCCTTGCCCCTGGAAGGCCATCTGAAAATGGCCCGCACGAAAAAATCCGCCGCTGCCGTCGCCGCCGACCAGGTCGACGCGCCGATCATCACCTATAAAGGCTTCAACCCAGACATGACCTGCCGTGGTTTCCAGTACGAATTCGGCAAGGCCTACACGATCAGCGGCGAGATCGTCGCCTGCGAGCGCGGCTTTCACGCCTGCGAGCACCCGCTTGGCGTGCTCGGGCACTATGCACCTTCGACCAGCATATATGCCGTGACCGAGCAGCGCGGACCGTTCGCCCGCGAGGAAGGCTTGACCGATACAAAGGTCGCGTCAGCGCAGATCACCGTGACGGCAAGGATCGAACTGCCGGAGCTGATCGCCGCCGCGGTGAAATACGTTTTCGACCGAGCCAAATGGATCAGCGGCTCGTTTGCCGCCGGCGACGGCGAAGGCGTCAAGTCGGAAAAGCACGGGGGCGCTGCCACCGCATCGGGCGGCCAGGGCGCTGCCACCGCATCGGGCGACCAGGGCGCTGCCACCGCATCGGGCGACCAGGGCGCTGCCACCGCATCCGGATACCAGGGCGCTGCCACCGCATCCGGATACCAGGGCGCTGCCACCGCATCGGGCGACCGGGGCGCTGCCACCGCATCGGGCGACCAGGGCGCTGCCACCGCATCCGGATACCATGGCGCTGCCACCGCATCGGGCACGCGAGGCGCTGCCACCGCATCTGGATGGTGGGGCGCTGCCACCGCATCGGGCGACCAGGGCGCTGCCACCGCATCGGGCGACCAGGGCGCTGCCACCGCATCGGGCATGCGAGGCGCTGCCACCGCATCTGGATGGTGGGGCGCTGCCACCGCATCGGGACGCTGGGGCGCTGCCACCGCATCGGGCGGACAGGGCGCTGCCACCGCATCGGGCGACCATGGCGCTGCCACCGCATCGGGACGCTGGGGCGCTGCCACCGCATCGGGCTTTGAAGGCAAGGCACGCGGCAAGGATGGCTGCGCATTGTTCCTGGTCGAGCGCTCGACCAATGGCGAGATCCTGCACGCATGGGCAGGCATCGCCGGTCGGGATGACGTCAAGCCGGACACATTCTATCGCCTGGTCGACGGCAAGCCGATCGAGGTTGCGTAGGACCTATGTCGCGTTCCGCCAAAAGAAAGCCGGTGACGCTGGACGAGATCGAGGCCGGCCTTGATCTCGTCGCCAGACGCATGGAGAAGCTTGGCACGCGCGCCGAGCTATACCTGCCCATCTGGCGGGCGCTCGAACGTGAGCGCGAAAAGCGCGTCGAGGCATCGACGATCCTCGCCGCCGCCAGGGCGCGCCTTACACGATCGCAGGATCGAACGGCAGGACAATCTTCGTAAGCTCTTTGCGGCGCCAGTCGAGCGAACCGCCTGAGCCGTACTTCGGCCGGTCGACGGTATGCCCCATCAACAAACGACGCAGCTCATCATCGATCCCCGCCTCTTTCATCCGGTCCTCAAAGGAATGGCGGAACGAATACACCGTGTGCAGCCTGGTGGGCAGCAGCGAATTCGCGCGCAGAAAATGATTGAGCGTTGCCGACAGATCATTCTCACGGTTTCGGTAGCGAGGGAAGCCGGCCTTGTGCTGCTCTGCGGCAGCCAGTGCGACACCGACGAGCGGCACCAGTCGACGCGACGATTCCGTCTTGATCTCACGCGGGTTAGCCGGATCTTCGCGCGGCTCGATCGACAAATGCGGCACCTTGTTGGAAAGGCGGATGGCATGCGGTTCCAGATTGCAGATCTCGCTTGGTCGCGCCCCGGTCTCGATCAGGATCAACAAGATACCCCTTGCCTCTTCATTCAGCGTGGCAAGATTACCGGGCTTCAGGACTGTATCACGTATCCACTCGGTCGGGATTGGCGGGCGAGACCGCTTTTTCTTCAGAGAGAAGCTGAGGCCATCGAATGGATTTTCCCGCCGGGCATCGCCCTGGTATTTGAAATAGGCCTCGTAGAGGACGCGCATGTTGCCGAGGTCGCGGTTACCCGACGATGCGCCGGCCGTCGCCGAGCCTTCCTTGGGCGCGATGCGCCCCAGCCAGTGCCGGTAGACCTTCTTGGCATCGTCTATGGTGATTTCTTCCATCGGCTTGTCGCTGACCAGCTTGATGAAATTGTTGACGGCACGCCGCTTGACCTTTTTCCACTGGTCCTTTTGCACCTGGCTTTTGCCGATCAGCTCGTCGGCGACGATCTCGTCACAATAGAGGTCGAATGCCTTGCTCACCGTCATCTTCGGGACGTCCACGGCCCCGAGCAGCGGATCGGCGATCTGATCCTCATTGTCGGTGGCAAGCACGTGACGGATACGATCCATGAGATCGTCAAACGCCTCCGGCTGTTCGAAATACTCGGCCCCATGGAATGTGAAATCGAGCGCCTCGACCCGCTTGACTGCCGCCTCGTAGCGCCGGCGCGCCGGATCGGTGACGCCCTTGGTGATCAGCGACGCCCAGAGCGCATCATCGGCGGCCTCAAGCAGATCGCGCTTGCGACGCGCCAGTCCGCGATCGTCCGTCTTCAGCGAGGCGCGCACGTGCGGCGCACGCTCGTCGAGATGCGCGATCGTCACCGGCACGCGACGCTTGTAGTGATAATTCCCCTGCCGAAGGGTAAGGTATCTGTCAGGATCAGTTCGGGTTCGATTTCGACCCAT